CATCACGATTAGCTGAGATATGTTTGGCAACCTTTGCCTTACGAAGTTTTTTCTGAGCAAGGGTTGCAGCACGTTTGTCCGCAGCAATTTTCTTGGCCAACTGAGCTTCGATAATCGGGTCAATGATGGCACAGGTCGCCATGATCTTTCGTGCAAGGGCTTGAAAATCCTTAACCTCAGCCTTATCCATGTGTTCACGTACATTAGACATTGGGTTGGTGAGGCGTTCTTTGGTCTGACTGTCAAACTTTGGATTCACAAAATTCCGAGCAAACTTGATAAAGGTCAAACCACCTTTGATGGTAGTCTTTGCAACCTCAACCTTGTGTTTACGTTTGATCATTGACACCAGTTCTTCAACGACACCATTTACAATGTAATCAACATACGTACCACCCTGTCGAGTATTCACACCGTTGACATAACTGTTGGTTCGAAACCCATCCTCAGAAGGTGCGAAGAAGAATGACAAGTCTTGTGATTTCTCAACGACACACGACTCATCATAGAGGGCTGCATATTTCTTTAGATCTGATACCTTAACCCGTCTCTTATTAAAAGAGAATGCAATCTCAGGAAAGGCCATTTGAAGGCTGATCAATCGATCCTCAATCAAGGCGACAGTATCCAGTTCATCAAGGCCAGTCACTTCGAACAGATCGAAATCGGCAACGAACGTGACCTCTGTACCATTACCATCCCGAGGTTTCTGGTTCACCTTGGTCACCTCAGCACCTTGTTGACACTTCACCTCAATCAGGTTTCCATTCTGCCAGGTACGACCAATAAATTGTGTAGATAAGAAGTTGGTGGCAGCAGAACCGACACCATTGGTTCCTATCGTCACCCTTTCGTCATCAAAAGAAGTACCAGCATTGACCTTAGTCCACGCAGCAACAGGACGTAGAATCTTTTTACCTGTCTGTTCATCAAACACTTCGTCTTGTGGGATACCTCGGCCATTATCGGCAACGATGACCTTATTACCATCTATAGATACATTAATCTTATTGGCAAACTTAAAGTTGGTTCGGATTGCCTCATCAATGGCGTTATCGAGTATCTCGTCCACCATTTTTGATAGAGCTGGAACGTAGGTCGCCTTAGACCATTGACCCAGCACAAAGCGTTCTATCTCCTCTTTAGAAGATGAACCCATGTACATGCCGATGCGCTCACGAACGTGTTGTCTTGCGGTAAGAATACGAAATTCTTCAGTTTCTTTCATTCAGTGCTCCATTTCAGATCTGTCATAGTATCAGGTCTAGCTCTGTCTGTCAACCATTTTTTTAAATTAATTTCATATTTTTCATATTTCATGCGACCATTATATCAGGCAAAAACACTGATGTCAACACTTTTCTCGTCTTTTTAATGAAAACAACCACTTAGCAGGGATATCTGAGGTTCAATCTCACTTGATCATGCTACACAATTGATTTGTATAGGGTTCTAAAAATAATTCGAATTAATTGAAAAAAAGTGTTGACAAGGGGCCCAAAACCAATTATAATTCTTCTATCGGATGAAAAGATTATTGTCTTTAAACAACCTTTCAATTGGTTATATGTATATTCCAAAAAGATCTAAACATTTTTTCCCCAACGTGTTGACAAACCGTCAAGAACCAATTAAAATGTACCCATCAACTCAATGAAATAAGGTATGTAATATGTATGACGAAATAGATGATGTCCAAATTGCCATGAGAGAACTTGAATTGGCTGATCGTCGAGAGAAGAAGAAAAATGCAAAGGCTCTCAAGTCACTGACCAAGTCCAGAAGTTCAGACTTTGTTCTTTATATAGACAAGGCTGAAGATTTTGATTTCAGTGAGATTGGGCGAGAGGATCTTGCCCACCGTGAAGCGGAATATTGAGGTTCTTAGAGGTGATCGAAGCAACGTTTCTTTTCAGCTTCCTAGTCTTCGTTTTTCTTATCGCGGTGTTTCTCGGTATTATTGCAAAAGTAGCTGAGACAGCCTTCGATAATGCAGGTTTGATACTTGTAGTGTTCATTCTGTTTATATTAATTGTATGAGGTATGTATATGAGTAACATGGGTATATGGGTCTCGGGTCCACAAGGTGGCGAAGTACCGGTCACTCTCAATGCCATGGCAACAATGGCTGCTATGAGTTTTTGTAAACAACTGGGCATTCATCGTCTGAAAACATCGATTCAAATTCGCTTTCATAAAAATATTGTTGTAGAACGTGGATCGACCACCGAAGGTCTCTGTGATTGTATAGATAAGAGGACATTCATTATCGACGTGGCTCTCTATTCTAACTGGATGAGTATTCTTGCCCATGAATTGGTCCACGTCAAACAGTTTGCTCGAGGTGAACTCAACCCTCAGTTGACTCATTGGAAAAAACGTAACTTCTCTAATGCAGAATACTGGGATCAACCATGGGAAAAAGAAGCCCGTCGACTACAACTGAAACTGGTTCAAAGTTTCGAAGACGGTGAGTTCATATAAAAACTTCCGGCCCATAGCACAATCGGATAGTGCAACAGCCTTCTAAGCTGTAGGTTGTAGGTTCGAGTCCTACTGGGTCGGCCAATCTAAAAATGAGGTAAGTAATGGCTATTCAAATGATAGGTGACAACGTGCTAATTGCAGCTGTCCCAAAAGAAGAAAAAGAAACAATGTCAGATGGCGGTATTATCTTGACAAGTGAACCCAAAAAGACTGCATCAGAACCTGGTGTCGTTATTGCAGTTGGCCCCAGCGCTGGGATGATCCAGCAAGGTGATACGGTTTATTTGGCCTGGGATCAATCGATGCCTGTTCGTATCAATAGACAAGATGCTGTGATTATATCTGCAGAACATGTCAAGGCCATTGTCTCGTGAAAAAGGAAAGGATCCGCTTGAAGGGTGGTGATGAATATGATGTTCACACTGGCTGGAGAAAACTCATCGCACCTTCAAAGCAGATGATCAAGGCCGCTAAGCGATCTTACAACAAAAGGTTTAGGAAACATGGAAAGGAACAAACGAAATCCGGTAGCCAAGAACTTGAATAAGTTCAACAAACCTGCCACGCATAAGGATCGCAAGAAAGCGGCCTCACGTGGTTATCGTAAGCACAAGCTCAAAGGTGAAGAGCTTGAATAAATACTTACAGAAATCGATTAGAGGGATTGACCATGGCCAATAGACACAGTGAAATTCGAAGAGTACCCACACAACGAACGGAATCAGGTGAAATGTTCGTAGTCGATTTGTGGGAAGATGGTAAGCTTGTGCAGACAAGAGAATTGCCTGAGCACAATTACTACTATGCCCAAGATCTTTCAGAGAATTGGGACACAGGGATGATACAACAACTAAATGGTTAAAGACATGGAAAAGCTTTGGGAGCTTCTTGAGAAGCACGACTGGTATTACACTTACAGTGACGACCATCGTTACTATGTAAAAGGTAGTGACGAACGCAAAGCAATTCAAGCAATGTGCCAAGAGAATGGTTCCATGCTCAGACTGTATGAGGACTACGCTCATTATATCTTCAACAAAACAGAGAAGCCGGAGTTAGAAAATTATGGATAGTGTCAACAACAACAATGTGGTTGCTCTGAATGACTCATACCGAGTCAATCCCGCGACCCAAGCAAATGTCGTGCAGACAGAAAAGTCTACACAGTCGACATATAAGTCTGCCGATGGAAATTACCATATTCGTGAGGTGAATTATTCGTTCACCATGTACGATGTGAATGGCAAGGAGTACACCTATTCGACCAGTCAGGTCGTAGATCGAGCGGTCGTATAATGCGTAAGGTCAGAATCACTTATTTTCACCCGATGAAACCGGCCGTTGAACTAGAGACTGCTGGTGTCTTGCCAGAAGAACTGAATGGTGATGATACGTCGTCCTATTTCGTCAAGCGTCATGATGGCATGGTCATCGATGTTCCCAAAGACAAGGTTATTGAAGTATTTGAATTGAGTTAAAGTATGTTAAGTCGTAATGAATTATTGAATGCCTATCAGCAGGTAAAATACCCCGAAATCAAAAAGACCTCTGGTGATGAACACGTTGCTGGTGGTCCTACAATCTTGCGCGCTCCCAAAACCATAAGAGACTGTCGCTGTTATCACTGTGATAGGATTAAATGGCCACTGCTGTATAAACTTTATGAAGACCCCACTGATTACCAATGTTGGTTTGAGATACCTCGGAGTGGTTCGGTCACGATAAAAGAGTCCCACCCAGAGCGAAAACATATTCTGAGATCAGATCCTGTCTATCAGGACTTGGTCAAGAATTACAAACCGCACGTCATTTTCAGTGATCCGATTGGTCGATTCATTTCTACCGTCAATACTTATTTTGTCGAGGGTGGTCGTTATTGGAGTTATGGACAAAATGCATTCAAACATAACTGTGGCATTGATATAGAATTTAAATCCTTTGAGGAGCGATGGCATTTATTCTTTAATAATTTAGATGTCCTGCATTCAGGTCATCAGCCACACCACTTTCACAACCAATCTCTGTACGTCGATACAAAGAATTTTAGTGAATTTCAATTCGGCTGGAAACGAGATATATGTTCTATTTTCAATACTCAAAAGCATGATAATAAAACCAAATATGAAATCACCAAAGACATGTTCACGCCCAAACAGATAGATTGGCTGAAAGACTACTATCGGCAAGACTACGAGTTCATTGAGAAACATGGGAGTTGATATGGTAGATGTAATTCTCTCTGGTTTTCTGATAGCAGTAATGGTTGTAACCATGTGTACTCTCGTATATACGGGTGTGGCTACATATACACTGATAAAGAAAACGTTCGACGAAGACAATAATTAAAAGGATTATAAATGTCACAGCACCAGATGCTTCGAGTACTCATCAAAGATAAAGTGATACCCATCAAATTCAAGCAAATTGAATGGTGGAATTTGTTCGATGCAATACCAGAAACCTTTTTTATACCTAGTGTTGTAGAGACTCAACCTGCAGCCAAGTGTCTACTTCGTGGGTTTCAATTCGAAGAGATTACGCACATGCTGGTGCGACATATCTGTAATAAGATACCAGGGAAAGATGTGATTCATGCTGGTGCGTTCGTTGGCGATATGCTACCTTCGTTCTCCAAGTCAAACCCAGAAGGTAAGGTCTATGCATTTGAACCAGTCCACGAAAATTATTATGCTTGTCTGCTGACAACTAATCAGAATGAGCTATCAAATGTCATGCTCTTTCATGCGGCTCTTTCGAATGAGATAGGTTCGTTCTTCGTCGACAGTCAAATGGTCTTACACACAGAAGATGTCCTAGGCAGTCTGATTGATGGCCAACCCGTTGCCAAAAAAGGTCAAGTCACAAACGCGCATACAGTCGATATGTACGACATGGAAAATGTTGTCTTAATGCATATTGATGTGGAGGGTCATGAGCGCAAGGTCTTGGAAGGGGCTGGCAGAACTCTGCACAAATATAGACCCATCGTAATGCTAGAAGATTATGGTGTTACATCTGCCTCCGAACTTTTAGAAGAGCATAATTATCACAAGATTGGTGATATACCAAAAATCGGTGTGTGGGTACCAAAGAATAGGCCAGACTATATCGATATAGTCAAAGAGTTTTTGATGACCGAAAGAATGCAGCGAGAATCTACCTTTTTTGAAATGGAGTAAACATGATTGAAAGAATGACAGGCTTTCCTCAATGTAGGGTAGTCAATGTAAAAGAGGCTGCTGATCGCCGAGAATATATGGCAGGAGAATTTGCCAAATTAGGTATTACTGACTATGAGATTTATCAGTATGAGCGCTGGGAAAATTCCGATGTGAAAGTGACTGGGGATCAAGCCGTATTAGATATGCTACCTCTTGGGGCTACCACCTCTCACCTACTTACAATAAAGCGTTGGTATGAAGAGTCCGACGAAGATATGGTTGCAATTTTTGAAGATGACGCCGATTTCGAAGTCACCAAGAAATGGCCTTTTCGATTCGATCAGCTACTTGAGAGATTCGGACCTCTATGGGATGGCATACAGCTTTGTGTAATGCACGAAGGCTGGGCTGTAATGTATCCTCGGCATCGAAATGGATTTGATCATGGTCTGCAATGTTATATTATCAAAAGACATTATGCCAAAAAGATTATCGATTACTATTTCACCGATGATAATACGATTCACTTTAAAATGCCCTTTATCATAAAACAAGGGCCACCAGCTGATGGACCTCGATCTGGCACATATGAAAGATGGGAAGCCACGATTGAGAATACGGTCTTTGGTTTGGGTTATTTCTACATTTATCCAATCATCAACCACAATGTACCGAAATTTCAGACGATTGATCCAGTTCGACGATCCCGAAAAGATCTCGAGCATGTAGCACAGAGATCGTATGATTACGTGAATAGTTGGTGGGAAAGAGTCGGGCAACATTCGACATTAGATCAATTATTTGATTATGAACATTGTTGCCCGAAAACTCAGTCATATGGCAATGTGATGCCTATAGACTAGGTCTATTTCTTTGAAGCGAATGCCTGTCCGCCGAAGAAGGCAGCAACAATTGCAGCTACCGACACGAAATAGGTTGCAGCCATATCACCAAGAATTTTCGACGCCTGATCCAGACCTACGAATGTAGCAAGTACTACAGCAAATGGGTAGAGAAGCATACCGAACAAGGCAAACCATGCCATTGATCTCTGTGCATCTCTCATTGCATCTGCATCTTCAAGTTCCTTTCGTTTGAACTCTAAAAACATTTGCTCTTCTGCATCAGTTACCTTACCATCACCGTTAGTATCGGCTGGGTGATACGTCTTACTTTCTTCTTCTGCCATTAGATAATTCCTTATAATTTTATTGATAGGACAATGAGTATAGCGATCAATAATATATTCGTCATCAAAATTTCCAATGCCAAAATTGTATGGTACCAAATCCACCGAGTCTTATACGCGTTTTCGATACTGACGTCGGAAGGATCTGTATCATCCTTCATGACATCTATTTTTTCTTTTTCGGGTGGTATGGGTAGGGGTTCAGCCTCCCAAAATTTCCATTTCATTTAGAATTCTACTTCTGCTCCATGCTATTTTTCTTTTCTTGGATTTCAGCACGGCGAACCTTTACTAATTTACCGATCTCGCCCAAGTGCTTACGAGCTCTTGTTGCTGAGGCCTTGACACCCTTCTCTTCAAACTTAGCTTCTTCCATTAGGTAGTTGCTATAGTGATTCATTATCTCGCGGTGCGTATCTGTCTCGTCTGACATTATTTTTTCTCCAGCTTTGCTATTCTTTTTTCTAGTTTACGGATTTTATCATCAAGCTCAGTTGCACCACCGGGGGCAACAGGCGGATGAGTCCACTCTTCTAACCGTATGAGTCTTTGGTTAATACTTAGACCAAGTTTCCAATCCCACGAGGGATCGAACATACCGATGATTAATACTTTAGCTCTTGCTAATCTTTCCTTGACGCTCATGATTACTCGCTGTATATTGACAATAATAGTTTGCACCGTGATCATACAGTCCATCAAAGACTTGGCCTTTTTTAAGAGCCGTCCACTTGCCTTTTAATTTATCCAATCGATCTTCCCAGAAGGTATACTTCCTTAAGATGCCAGAGTAATTAAAGTACATGCATTCACCGTGGTGTCGAAAACCCATCCACCTGAAAGGGACTGTAGGAACGATGTCGTTGTTGTTAACAAACCTATAATGGGTCAGGTCTTTAATAGCGTTGACGAAATCTTTATTGCCAACACGGGGTGAACCAAATGTATAGAGAGAATGTACCCTATCTTTTAATCTGGAAGCTGCCAAGGTGGCCATTGCCCCACCGAGCGAATGGCCACACATGGTCAACTTTTTAGAGGCGTGAGTTTTTGAAGAAACTGTTTTAAGAACACTTCCCCAAATCTTATCCACCTCGTTTTGGAAGCCATTGTGAACAAGTCCCCCGACTTCTCCACAATCCGGCCAAACATTAAGATCTGCCTTGAGATCATTAGTTTCTGATGGCTCGGTGCCCCTAAAGCAAAGAACGATATATTCTTTGTTCCAAACTGCATATGCTTGGGCTCCATCCTTTTCGAAAAATTTCGATCCGGTGAAACCTTCTGCCTTATAGATTGGTTTTGCTATATCGGGATCTTCATATGCTGCTGCGGCTAATTTTGCATGCAATTGTCCCAACCAACTGGTAACTACATGTTTTTCATATTGTTTTGCAGCTTCATTCAGCATATAAAACCCTCTTGTTATTTGAATTTTAATTATTTATATAAATAAATTGACTCGAGGCACTCGTAGTCTCGTTACAGGGTTATGGTCTTCCCCCTTTCCAAAAGGCCCCCTAATAATTATGAGAGGAGCTATGGCTACTAGTCTAAAAGAACTAACTCAGAAACACCACGATATGGCCGAACAATCAAGGTTCGCCGGAATGCTGATTGGTGGGGATATTACTCCAGTTGCATATCAGTATTATTTGAAGTCTCAATATGAAATATACCGGGTACTTGAAGAGCGTGTTCATCTGGCACAGGAACTGACCGGTGTTTTTAGAGCAGAGAAAATCTTGGCAGATTTGTGTGAATTGGAAGAGTCTTATAATCTTACATGGATCTCTGAAAATTTAAGATCGGTTGATGAATACATTGATCACATTTTAAATCTGGAAGATAATGACGATCTAATGGCTCACCTTTATGTCAGACACTTCGGTGATATGCACGGTGGTCAGATTATCAAAAAGAGAGTACCAGGTTCGGGTTCAATGTATGAATTTGAGAATCGACGAGAGTTGATTTCTGGTATTCGAGAGTTACTGTATGACGATATGGTCGACGAAGCAATTATTTGCTTTCAATACGCAACAAAATTATTTGAAGAGTTGGACACACTTTTCGCCACAACTGATTAACCACGGAATATATTATGGACACACCACTACTGAATACGTTACGAGAGCTGTCGGACAAAATTATCAACCTTTTCGATAGCCACCTAGACCGATTTGATAATGAAAGACATATCAATGAGTTTGAAGGTTGGACAGATCTGTTTTGGACCTCAGGTCCTATTCGTAAGGCACACCTAAAAATAATAGAGCCGATTGAAGGCAAACCAAAACTGTGGTTGATTCACATTAACATCTTCCCAAGCAATTTAATGCATTACCCCATTTTGGGGCTAGATGTTGTTGCAGGACCTAACAAGATCAGTGGCTCCTTTTTTGACTTTTCTCCCGTGTCCGATGAAACACATCCGATTATTACTACCTTTGGTCTTGCTACCAGAGATCTGGTGTGGAAGAAAGAACGAGAGTTACCCGACTGGGCCAAAGAGATATTTTCACCTCATATGGTTGCAGCAGGAAATGTTCGTGAGGGCGAAGAGACAGAGCAGTTTTGTGAAGTTGCATTAAAATTGATTGCCTACTATCTCCAGCAGATTGAACACGAAAACTTCTGGGCAAATGGTGGTGATCATATTCATTGGCACAATAACTATTGCATCAATCAGAAGAAGAATAAACAGCTGTGGAATTCGCTCAGGGCAATGAACCTGGACGAAGATAAAATAAATCAATATGTGAATGATGTACTGTTCGAAGAGTTAAAGCCATATCCAGTTGACTAACACATTCCGCTATGTAATACAATGTATGACAAAAATAAATGAAAGAAATAACGCATCCTGACGACCTAGCTGTATATATAATATCGTAAAATGAAAGATTGTTACCTTTTGTAACAATATACTATCTTTTACAACCTTAAATCCCCCAAAATGAAAGGAGTTTTTCTGAGATGAAAAATCTTATTATAGCGTGTAGCCGAATGGAGCAGGAGGGTCATGAACAGTTTTATATCTAACCTTCGCCGTAACGACAAGGTATGTTTTTTCTGTGATGCAGTCTACCTCACGTCGGCAGTAACCTTGCCCATAGCCTTACCCTTTGTTATCATTGCAATGGCAGCAGCCCAATGATGAAGAAGCCCACAAATCCCAAAAAAGAGGATCGTATTGCTATCATAGCATTGTCTGTGATACTTCTGCTCTCTATTGCGGGTGGCTTGATGCCCCTAATGAATCCAGCAAGCTATCCAATGATCCACCCAGAGTTGATGATGTACCTACAGCCGGTACCGATGTTATAAATAACCCTTGACAGAGTGATAGCACTTTGATATAATGGCGGTCTGAATGTGAGAATGTTCAGGCCGTTTTTTTATTTGCGGAATTGGTTGACATTGTATGCATGTCCTGATATAATGGTCACTTCAAAAATCAAGGAGGTATTAATGTCGGTTGTGAAAATGACCCCCGAAAAGATCCACCATGACATCTCAAACATGATTGCGCGTGGTGTTCCGTACATCGATGCTCTCGTACACTACGCCGAGAAAAACAATCTTGAGATCGAATCTATCGCTGACATCGTTAAGAAGTCGTCGATATTGAAAGAAAAAGTAAGAACTGAAGCTATTGATTTGAGAATGGTAAAACAAGATGAGCCTACAATCACCGACCTATGTGAATGAAGCCTCATTTGAGGCCTACGTCAAATATCTTGCTCTAAAGAAGCATTTTACAACAGACGGTTACGATTTTCATAAATACCATGGTAAAGTTAGGGCTTCAATGGATTCATTTAGAGCCCGAAACGATGCATTCTTCTTTGCCAAACTGGCACAAAAAGAGGATTACATCAATAGAATTATGTCCAATATGTTGGTGAAACCCAACTGCTGGATAAAGGATATACTTGAACACGAAGGTGAACAAGTGTATGTAGATTGGAAACGAAAACAAGAGTCACTCTCTTACATTTTCAAGTCTGATCTGAAACAGCTTGATGATAGTTATCAGGCTAATTTTGTATCACGCGATGGTCAACATCCTATTTTGATGACGACGTATCTGCGGAAACAGATCTCATTAGAGACTTTTACTCTATTAGTTCATTTCGCAAATATTTTTGGTTATTGGGACAAAATATTGGTTGACAAAATAGTTTCGCGTGATATAATAAGAACTGCTAGAAAGTATAGACCCTTTCTGGCTATTGATGAAAAGAGGTTCAAAGACATTGTCCGCGAACACTTTATTTGATATGAAATATATCGCATATAACGCTATACAAAGGAGAAACATCATATGGCACCTACAGACTTCGCTGCACTTAAGAAAAACCGTAGCAAATCCCTCGACAAGCTAAATCAACAGCTTGAAAAAATCCAAACAAAAAGCTATTCAGATCCTAATGAAGGTAAATTCTGGAAACCTGTCCGTGACAAGGCTGGCAATGGTTTCGCGATCATTCGTTTCTTGCCTGCACCAAATGGTGAAGAAATGCCCTTCGTTCGTATCTGGGATCATGGCTTCCAAGGACCTACTGGCCTTTGGTACATCGAAAACTCTCTGACCACTCTTGGTAACGATGACCCTGTTTCTGAGTTTAACTCTAAGCTTTGGAACACAGGTATCGATGCTGACAAAGAGCAGGCCCGAAAGCAGAAACGTCGACTCAAGTATGTTTCTAATATCTACGTTGTGAAGGATTCTGCAAATCCCGAAAACGAAGGTAAAGTATTCATGTATCAGTTCGGTAAAAAGATCTTTGATAAGTTGAATGATTTAATGAATCCTAGCTTTGAAGATGAGGATCCAGTAAACCCATTCGATCTTTGGGAAGGCGCAAACTTCCGTTTGAAGATTCGACAGTTTGAAGGTTATCCCAACTACGATAAGTCTGAGTTCGATGCACCGACTCCTCTCTCTGATGATGATTCAGAAATGGAAGAAGTGTGGTCAAAAGAACACTCGCTAGACGAGGTTATTGATCCTAAGAACTTCAAGTCTTACACCGAGTTGAAGACTAAGCTCTATCGGGTACTTGATATTACTGCAGATGCACCAGTCGCATCCTCTCCCATGGAAGACACGACTGATGACTTAGATCTTGGCAATTTGGCTACGGCCGAACCCCAGACTCCGGTTGCAGAATCTCCAATGGCATCTAGTGTTGTAGAAGATGACGACGACGATCTATCAATTTTTAAAGAACTTGCTAGAAGTTAAATAAGGTCATCGGGGTAAGTGAGCTTTAAAAGCGCTCGGTTGAACATCGTCCGTACAGCGCGTCTCACCTCTGCCCCATTCTTCTATAACGGAGATCCATATGGATAAACCAGAAACTATACTCGATTTTGATTTTGGCTTTACTGCGGTAGATGCTGATGAACTAGACGTAGTAAGAGAAGCAAAGCAAGTGGCCGAAACCACTACTGCAACTGCTGAATCTAATGCTGCTAAGGCTCAACTCATTTATGATGCAGTCGTACCTCTGCTCAATAATCTCAAAGCGAATCCCGAAAAAGATTACATCTATTGGCCGGATCGTTATGATAAACTTGATGCATTTGCTGATAAGCTATATCAGATATTGAAAGGAGATTAATTATGAGTTTGCTTGATAAAATGTTAAAGGCCGGTTCGGTCAAGGGCTCTTCGGTCCTGTCAAAATCTTCGTTCTTCGGTGAGAAAGATCCCATTCAAACTGAACTTCCAATCGTGAATATTGCCTTCAGTGGCTCACTTCATGGTGGTCTGATCCCTGGTCTGACTGTCATCGCTGGTGAATCAAAAAGTTTCAAGACTCTCTTGTCACTTTATTGTATGAAAGCATATTTGAAGAAGTACAAAGACAGTATTGCAATGCTGTATGATTCGGAATATGGTATCACGCCTGAATACCTTGAAGGCATTGGTATCGATACGGATCGTGTATTGCACATACCGATTGAAGATGTCGAACAACTCAAGTTTGACCTCACCAAGCGATTGAATGAGATTGATAAAGGTGATAAAGTTTTTATTATGATAGACTCTGTTGGTAACTTGGCTTCTCGTAAAGAGGTAGAAGATGCTGAGAATGAGAAATCTGTTGCTGACATGTCACGTGCTAAACAACTCAAATCACTCTTCCGCATTGTAACTCCCAAGGTCACAGGTAAAGATATTCCATTGGTCGCAATCAATCATACCTACAAGGAGATTGGTCTGTTCCCTAAGAATATTGTATCCGGTGGTACTGGTATTTACTACTCAGCCAATCAGATCTTTATTATCTCTAAGGCACAAGAAAAAGATGGTACTGATCTTGCAGGCTTCAAATTCACAATCAATATTGAAAAATCTCGTTATGTAAAAGAGAAATCAAAACTTCCATTTAAAGTATTATATGACTCGGGTATTCAGAAATGGTCTTCCCTTTTTGAACTCGCACTTGAATCAGGGCACTTGACAAAGGCCAATCAAGGATGGTATAATATAGTCAACATGGATACTGGCGAGGTTATCGAACCTAAGAGACGCTCTAAAGACATTGAACAGGACGATGAGTTCTTTGAAGGTCTGGTTGCTGATCCTCGGTTCAATAATTATATTGAAAGTAAATTTAAACTGCTAATGGCTGATGAGGTTGAAGATGCTAGAGAAGACGATACTGTCGAATTTGGTACTTAATGAGGACTACTACCGAAAGGTATACCCCTACATTAAGGAAGAATATTTCGATGAAAACGCACTTCAAAAGGTCTTTTCAACGTTTGTAGATTATGTTGAGCAATACAGAGAGCCTCCTTCAACGGAGGCTCTTAAACTCACCATCGACAAGCGTAAAGATCTAAACGAAGACACCTATGCCCAGGTGATGGGTATTGTTGACGAATTACAGGTCGACAAAGATACGAGTAATGAATTTTTGATTACAGAGACTGAGAAGTTCTGTCAAGACAAAGATTTGTATAATTCAATACGTAAGGCTATTCTAATCTTAGATGGCCAAGACAAAGACACTGACAAAGGCTCGATACCGAAAATCTTATCTGATTCGCTCGGCATCAACTTTGACTCGAGTGTCGGTCACGACTTCTTGGAACAATTTGAAGATCGCTATGACTATTATCATAGAAAAGAGGAAAGAATTCCCTTTGATATTGATATCCTGAACAAGATCACCAAGGGTGGTCTGCCTCGCAAATCAATGACTGTATTACTGGCCACGACTGGTGGTGGTAAATCTCTATTGAAATGCCACTTCGCTGCCAATCATTTGATGTACGGTAAGAATGTGCTGTATGTTACTATGGAAATGGCCGAAGAAGAAATCGGTCGGCGTATTGATGCCAACATTATGGACATCACGCTAGATGAACTCACTGATTGCCCACGAGATGTTTATGAGAAACGAATGGGTAGATACAAGACCAAGACTCCTGGTAAACTTGTGATTAAAGAGTACCCCACTGGATCGGCTCACGCTGGTCACATGAGGCACTTACTGAATGAATTGAGAATGAAAAAAGGCTTCGTACCTGACGTTGTGTTTGTTGATTATCTAAATATTTGTGCATCCTCCAGAGTTCGTGGGGCTGCGGCAGCAAATTCATATACACTTGTCAAATCAATTGCGGAGGAAATACGTGGACTTGCAATGGAATTCAATTGTGCGATTGTCACTTCTTCTCAGTTTAATCGCGATGGCTATGGTAATTCAGACGTGGATCTTACAAACACTTCTGAGTCAATGGGTATTACTCATACAGCAGATTGCATCCTCGGCATTGTTACTTCCGAACATTTAGATGAACTTGGGCAGGTAATGCTCAAACAGCTGAAGAATCGGTGGGGTGACCTTGGATATTATCGACGATTCCTTGTCGGTATTGATCGTGCCAAAATGAAGATTTACGATCTTGAAGAAAGTGCACAGCAGAACATCAATATAGATGGTGGTGGAAATTCTGGTGGTTCTTCCTCATACAAACGTAATGACGATCCTCCTGTATTCGATAAGACTGACATTGGTTCCAGCATGAGAGGTAAAAAAAGACGTAGTGTGTTTGACGACAGTGTTGAATTAAGATAAAATGATTATAAATAGATTCAATATGGGTCTATACTATAATAGGATAATCAATGCTACGCTTTAGAAGGTTCTCACAACTCGTTGAGGCTGCAATTCCATATCGGAAATTGACAATACCAGACCTCCGCAAAGACGAGAACCGGCCAAAAAACTTCATTAAGAAAGTGGCCACTGCCTCACCTTTCGCCACTGTTGACAACGGAGAGGTCATTATTGACGTAACTGAGTTACAAGATGTTACTGATTTCATGACTGCCGATGATGGTAAGTTTCCTGCCAATAAATCAAAAATGACAGTCAACACTAACCGAGGTCCTTTGGTCATACCTAAAGACTTCTTGAAGACTCCATCGTTTGGTGGTAAGGGTCAAGGATCTGGTACCAGTGCAGAAGAACTTGCAAGGGCTGATTTCAACGATAAGTTGGCAGTCATACTTGCAAAAGAGAATCTTCCTTCAATACAAATTGAAATCAATGGTCGTACAGTTGATGCAGCTCACCTTGCCAGTACAAGTGGTAAGTTTGAAGGCAAAGAACCAAAATCAGATTTTACATTGGTGAATGTCCAAGGTGATCCTCAGGCATATATCTCACATAAGGCTGGTAAATCTGCAAAAGATTATCAACAATATGGTGGTTTATCTTCTAAGCGATATAAGGCAAATAGAGATGTCCAAAGTTTTATGAAGGATGTAGCAGCAGCCCGACCAGATGGTCTCAAATCAGGTGATTCTTTCTATCGTAAGATTAAGGACCGACAACTTGTTTTCGAAGCAATCTATGGACCCGAATACGGTGGTGCTGCCAGTATTAGTAACGTCGATGAATTCCACCTAGGCAATATGTCTCTGGTAGGTTCTGGTGCCGGACCTTATAAGATCGTATCAACTCACAAGGGTAATAATGGTGATTTCCCACGAGGCGAATATGAGGCTTATTTCTTTATTCGATATCAAGCCCGACGAGGTGATGCTAGAGCAGCAGGGCAGGTAGTGAAGAATGCCCGTGTTGGTATCTTCCCGAAGGCAAAGCTGTCAAGGACAAGTAAAAAGATATGATTAAATTTAGGCAATATCTGGAAGAAGCATCGGGTAAGAACCTACACATGACGCATCTTGAAGATGCAGTAATTGATGGTGGAGTAAAAGGAACCCGAAACGTCATTAACTATTTACGAGCTCTTCGTGATATGTTGGCTGGTAATGCCTCGGCACCGGTGACAATATCGGTTAAGTGGGATGGGGCTCCGGCAATCTTTGCTGGAGTCGATCCAAGCGATGATAAATTCTTTATTGCGAAGAAGGGTGTTTTTAATAAGACTCCCAAGATTTATAAAACAGACGATGAAATTGATAATGATTTATCTGGTGATCTGAATGCTAAATTCAAGGTCGCCTTGGCTGAGTTGAGTAAACTTGGCATTAGTGAAGGAGTAGTTCAAGGTGATTTCCTCTATACGTCAGAAGATATTAAAACGGAAACTATTGATGGAGAATCGCATATTACTTTCCATCCTAATACGATTGTTTATGCGATACCAGCGAAAAGCGCTCTTGCTAAACAAATTAAACGATCCAAAATTGGTGTGGTTTGGCACACAACATACCGAGGATCAGACTTTGAATCAATGCAAGCAAGTTTTGGAAAGGCGATTGTCCCAAGCCTCAAAACAGTAAATTCTGTTTGGAGTGTAGATGCTACATTTGAAGATCGCTCTGGTACAGCCACATTTACCGGTACAGAGACTGCAGAATTCACTTCACTCTTGTCCCAAGCTGGGACCCTATTCAGATCTATTAATTCAAAAGTACTCAACGAACTCGGCACGAATGAAGATTTAAACAGCCGAACCAATGTATTCATTAACAAGAAAGTCAGACAGGGCTCCCGTATCGGTGATGCCGCTGGCTTTGTGATCGAACTTCAACGTGATATTGAAGAATATTACCAAGGTCAAATCGACAGTAAAAAAACGAAGAAAGGGAAAGATGCACAAACTGCAAAACGAGATGCCGCGCTTTCAATCTTTACCAAGCGCAATCTAAAAGAGCTACAAAAAGTGTTCACCCTATATAATATTTTGGTCGATGCGAAATTGTTGGTAATAGCCAAACTCGATACTGTTGGAGGTTTAAGGACTTTGCTCAAGACTAAGAAAGGTTTTGAAGTGACAGGTCAAGAAGGGTTCGTAGCGATCGACCATTTAGGTACAGGTTCACTTAAATTGGTCGATCGTCTACAATTCAGTCTTGCTAACTTCTCAGACAAATACATTAAAGGCTGGCAAAAATAATGGCATTCGTAGCAATTCCAAACAACCCTAATTGGGAATATGATGATGCAGCTACAGCAGCAGACACATACTCTGATGCAAACGGAACAGTGGCAGCAGGAATTAGAACATTTACACCTCCAGGCGGCACTGCCCAACTAACTTATATTAAAGTTCGTAAAGTTGGTGATACTGGTGATATAAACAGAGGTGAATTAAGTAAAGGATTTTGGGACGCAAAAGGTGATGAGGATGATGTAGCACCATTTCAAATGACTGTTAGGACTACAACATCTAATGAGTCAATGACTATACCTGTCAGTAATTTAACAATTGATGCAACTATCGATTGGGGTGATGGTTCAACAACAACAGCTACGTCATACACTGACTCCGGTTTAATACACACATATGCATCTGCTGGAGATCACTCAATCAGTATCACTGGCACGTTCCCTAGCATAAAGTTCAACGCTGGCAACGGAGTCTTTTCCGGGCACACCGGAGCTGACTGCACGAAAGTTATTGCAGTAACTAACCTTGGTAAAGTAGGCTGGCAGGATCTTAGGTACTCATTTAGTGGATGCTCTAACATGACTAGCTTTACTAGTGGTGTTTGTGATACTTCATCTCTTGATAGTCTGACCTATATGCTTCGAAATTGTGACAATCTAACATCGGTTGATCTAAGTACTATGGATACATCAAATGTTACTCGGGCGGATCTGATGTTTTACAGTTGCTATAGTCTTACATCGATTGATTTAAGTAGTTGGGATACCTCATCCTTCCGATTCTTGAATGAGTTATTTAGAAATTGTTATAATTGTGCATCGATTGATGTGAGTGGTTGGGATACCTCAAGTGTTCTATCAATGAATGGTTTGTTTGAATTTACAGGTAGAGATGCTGCTACTTTTGATGTTATTGGCGTTGAGAACCTTGATATATCAGCTCTAAACACATATTACTCATCCCTCTCCGACTTTGTAGTAGCGCCTGTTGCTCTGCCCACAGCACGTTATGATGCACTGTTAATTAATTGGGAAGCTCAAAATGTAGGGTTTACTAATGCTAAAGCCTTCTTTGGATCCAGTCAATATACAGCAGGTGGTGCGGCCGAGACGGCAAGAACTAGTTTGATCACTAACGATAACTGGACATTCTATGATGGAGGATCAGCATAATGGCTATATTAACTAAAACAGAAGGTCATTTTATCATCAACGATGGAGCATTTTCTTTAAGCGAATCTACTGTTGTATCGTATCGTGATGACGCTACTGTACAGGAGTTTGATACTGAGGAACTAATGCTTACAGCACATAGAGAACAATTCCCTGATCAGTATTCAGAATCGGATGAAAATGAGTGAGTTTGATCCTAAGAGTCCTAAAGATTGGAAAGATTTAGCATTGATTCTACTCTTTTTCGGTGCGTTGTATTATGGGATTGACAATATTAATATCTAAAGGTTGAATATTTTTTTGTTATGAATTTAATTTACCAATATTATAGAGATCCAAACCAAGAAGTACTTGTAAAGTCTCGAGCCGGTGCGTATGTAAAAACAGGCACTGGTTACCATAAAATGTCCCGAGCATCCATATCAGCATATGCAGAAAGAGTCGGGGCTACATATTCTTTTTTCGATCACGATTTACCTAATAACATCCCTCCCTTTTACGGCATCTTTACCCCCTTTATGGACCAGGGTACACGTGAATGGTTTCATAATTTTGACTATCTTTGTTTCATCGATAGTGATATTCTCGCCACAAAAAAGTCTCAAAATGTTTTCGATCATGCAGATACCAATGCAATTTCTGCTTGGTGGATGATGTCGACAAATCGGTGGAAAAATAAGCCTGGGTTGGAGTGGTTCGGTAAACATGGTCATATCAATTCGGGTGTCGTAATATTCCCTCGAAGCATGTACGACGAGATGTTCGAATTTGCACAAACAATTGAAGAAAGAGACAAGCAAAGAACCAGCCTAGAGAATCAAATGGGTGGTTTTGATCAAGGCATAATAAACAGTCTGATTCGTAATCAGGGTAAGCACTCAGCATTACCAGTACAGTTTAATTATCATTTGGGACTGAATCCAATCGAAAAACGCTTTGATGCAAGCCTTATCCACTATCACCGAAATCACAAAGATAAGATGAAAGTTGATTTTGATCTACATCATATATTAAAAGGACCAGAATGAAATACTTAGAGCAATACCAAGAGTTCTATGACAATGGCGGATATGAAAATAATGATCCGGTCATTAGAGCAAAGGATGACATTAAAGAAATGCTAGAACAGTTTCGTTGCAAATCTTTGATTGATTATGGCTGTGGTCATGGCACCCAATATAATCCTCCACATAATCTACATCAGTATTGGGGTCTTGTAGAGCTCTATCGATATGATCCGGGCGTTAGAATGTTCAACAATAAACCAATAGGTGAATGGGATGCTGTGATTAATACAGATGTATTGGAACACATACCCGAAATGTATGTCCGTGATGTCATCAAAGAAATTTACAGTTACGCTACCAAATTTGTGTATTTCCAAATCGCAACCTCACCTGCCAAAGCCATATTACCCAATGGTGAGAACGCACACTGTACTCTGAAATCACATCAGGAGTGGGTAGATATCATTGAGGATTTACGTGGTGATATTCCTACTGTAGTGAGGACGACTGGTCGGTATCGTGAGCGTGATTTGCTCGCATGAAAGCAATTCTGTTAGGCAATGGCCCATCGAGTAAGTATTATTCGTCCGATTTAGAGGGGTATAAGGTGGGCTTTAATATGACAGAGGCAGATGTCGATGTGATATTTGCCAGTGATCAAAAGGTCATAAAGAGACAAAAGAACAATCCAAAATTAAAGGTATTACCTAAGCCATTTATGACACAGAAAGGTGGTATCAATGTGGCTTGGAATACTGGTCATAATGCATATAATCATTTGAGAACAGAAGGATATGATGAGTTTGAACTGTATGGTTTTGATTTATTGTTCTCAAATAATTGGGTATCATCTACGGATAGAGTATTCAATAAAGATTCTTGGGTGAGACAAGCAATTGCAGCTGACTTGAATACCGAATGGATTCGCTTTTGGAATGAATTAATTGATGTATCTACAATAATTCATGCACCAAAGGGGTCCCGACTTCACATTGAAAATAACAAAAACGTTGGGTTAAAATACCATGAAGACACTGATTATTAGTCTACCTAAAGCAGGTACCTATCTGTGTAGCAATCTATTAGTAGAGTTTGGTATAGAACAGAGCTACATGCACTTCAACCCAAACAATTTTCAGAAATACAAAGCTGATAAGATGGATGAGGCCAGAACGAATCCAGGTAAGTTCACACGAAAGCTCAAATTCAAAGACGCAATCACATATCTGAGGGATGATACCTTTGCTGTATCCCACCTACCTTATGATAGTCAAAGGCAAACCTTACTGCAGGATACAAAAAAGATTCTCCTGCTGAGAGATAGAGAAGAAATTTTAGAATCGTATGAGCGATGGAATGAGGCCACGGGTAGAAAAACCCCACCCCTTCGTTTAAACGAAATTGAACTATGGGGTAAGCAAAATGATGTCTACGTGCTGTCTTTTAATGACATGATAAATAAGAACATTGGTAAGATTGATGGGCTGCAACGGCATCTGTTTGGTGAAATCAGATATGATAGCTTACAATGCATTACAAGTGCATTGGACTCGCCTTCTATGACAAAAATGAGGTAGTAATGGTAATATGTGAACGATACAATTTTGTATATCTCAGAATCCCAAAGAATGCAAGCTCTAGTCTTGCTCAATTCTTTATACAAAATTTCTGTGATATGAATGATAAATGGACTGAGGTCAACGACTGCGGCATTCCAAGTCATAATGTTGACCCTCGACTCCTTAAAAAATACCAGTTGAATTATCGATTCATTCATTTAACGCTCGATGAGTTATTTCGTAATAACGTTGTCGGCCCAAGTGAATTGGCCAGTAAGCGAGTTATATCAGTAATTCGTGATCCGTTGATGAGACAACTAAGCCTCTATTTCTTTTTGAGACGAGGCCGAGAAAAGAGTGTCAGTGAATTTAGACATCTGTTCAAAGAGGGTAGACACGAATCAGATCCATCGAATAGAATACTACAGACGGATTATGCCCGTGTGGGTGATGTTGACTATGGCGATTGGTGGTTATATAATAAACTAGACAGATATGTAGATGCATTTGCCAAACAGCATAATGTAGTACCACAGAATGATCTCCAAAAATTTAAATCGGGGTTTACACCAAAAGACGCTGATTTGATTGATCAATACTACGACCAGAAAACAATGGACGCAGTGAAAAGATATTATGAAAAAGATTTTGAAAAAATTATTGAATTGGAAACAGGACTGCAATTATCATGACAGACGTAGATAGAGGTAGAAGTACAATTGACAAGGCTTATATTCTCAGGGTACCGACTGAGACATCTTATGCCTATGCAAAGACTGCAGCAGAATCTTGCGATAAAGTAGGATTACCGTGGGAATACTTTGAAGGTTTCTATCAGGTAGATCCTAATGCAGCATGGAATTCGATTGGTCTAAAGAGACATATTAATCGAACCACCTGGGTAGCTGCAGCACAACTTTGTACTGCCGGTCACGCGAAGATATGGAAGAAAATTCGTGATAACAAAGAAACAGCTGTGATTCTTGAGCATGATGCAATTATGTTGCATGACCCAAGACCAGTACCCATTCGCAATGGTGAAATTATTGTTCTTGGTTATAAGGCTCCAGATCCTGAAAACTTTGATCACGTGGAATCAGGACCACCAAGATATCTGCGAAGAATTCATGGACACGAGGGGGCACACGCATATGCCATCTCATGGCATGCAGCTAAAGATATGCTAGATGAAATCGAAATGCATGGTGTCGTATCTGCTGTTGATAATATGTACTTTCTTGGTAGCAGGAAAGGTTTCACACAGGTACCGATGGCAATCATGGACCCCACTGCTGCAATTGGTTGGATCCGCGACTCTACGATATGGGAATGTTCTTCTGTGATGAATTATAAGTGGGTTGAATCGTTTGGACAGAACTATAAGGGAGATGGCGCAACTCATCACCCTGTCAACACCACAAAATCGAAATAAAGACTCATTTTATTATAAATATAACAGTTACCTCTATTCAAACAATAAGGCCAAGGGAAAGATGGAACCGGAAGCTAAGAAAAAGAAATCGTCCAAAAAGAAAGATGCTGATGCTATCAAAAGTGGTTCGAAGTATATTAACACGAAACCAGAACTTGATGAGGCAGCCAAATCGGATACTGTTGTAGTATCGTGGGGCAGAATGAACCCCGTAACATCAGGGCATGAAAAATTAGCCCTTAAGGTAGCCTCAGAGGCAAAAGCCAGAAAGGCTGTCCCAGCAATCTATCTTTCGCATTCCTCAGATCCCAAAAAGAACCCCCTTTCGTACGATGATAAGATCAAGTTTGCTCAAGCAGCATTTGGTAAAATCGTTGTAAAATCATCTGCAAAGACCATTATTCAAGTTGCTGCTCAATTGCAAAGACAATATAAGAATATGGTCTTGGTCGTGGGTTCAGATCGTGTGGGAGAGTTTAAAACACTCTTAAATAAGTATAACGGTAAAGACTACACATTTGATTCAATAGAAGTTATTTCTGCGGGAGAACGAGACCCAGACGCCGATGACGTATCTGGTATGTCAGCCTCTAAAATGAGAGCTCTAGCGGCAGATAATGATCTTAATACATTTAAGAAAGGTCTTCCCAAAAGATTACAATCTAAAGCACAACAAGTACTCGATGCAGTGAGGAATGGTATGGGTATCGATGAAGATATTAACGAAGAAATGACCTTAGACGAGGTTATGGATATGGCTCAAAGACGAAAGAGAGCCATCGTCATGAAGAAACATGGCAAGAAGATTGCTCGTGCAAGAGCTCGATCAATGAAGAAAAAGGCTGGAAAGGAGAAGTTAAAAGGTCGTGCTGAAAAGCAGGTAAAGAAGGCCCTAAAGGATAAGTTTGCAAAGGGTAAGAATTACGCTGATCTTTCCATATCTCAGAAACAAGCAATCGAAAAAAAGATTAAGAAAATTTCTGGTGCCAAAATTAAGAATATGGTCAAGAAGAAATTACCTGCTGTAAAAGCGGCTGAGAAAGAAAGAATGTCAAAGAAAATTGACGTTGAAGAATCCTCTAAGTACTACACAGGTGTCGCACAAGATAAGAAAGACGATCGTGAGGCACATTTCAAAAGAAAGACCAAGGTAGATGATGACAATCCGGCAGCATACACTGATGCACCTGGTGATAAAGAAGCTCGAGAAAAAGGAACCAAACCATCTAAGCATACCAAGAGATTTAAGGATATGTATGGAGAGCGCAAGAAACCAGTATCGCAGATGACTCCTGCAGAGAAGAAAGCAGATGCAGAGAGACGTAAAGAATATAAGTCATATCAGAAAAGCAAACGCAATGAGGTTACGGAGGCTTCAAAGAGAGATATGATGCCAAAAAAGCGACCACACATGCTAATGGCTGGAAAGGGCGGAGTTAAATTCGATAATCGCTTTAAGGTCTATAAGGCATGGAAAGAAAAGTGGCTCAAGCAACAGGCTGAATTCGAAAAGGTACTCGTAGCAACCAAGACCGAAGAATTTGATATTATGTCAGAGGTACTTGATCTTGCAGAATCTGTCGAGTTCATCTTTGAGAGTAACCCAGAAAAAGCATTAAAAGATAAGGCTGCAAAATCAGGAATGCCTTATGGAATTTTAAAGAAAGTATTTGATCGGGGTGTTGCAGCTTGGAGAACAGGTCACAGACCTGGCACTACTCCAACTCAATGGGGTCTTGCAAGAGTAAATAGTTTTGCTACTAAATCTAAAGGAACATGGGGCAAGGCAGATAAGGATCTTGCTGCTAAGGTTAAATAGGACATGATTTCTAATTTCAAAAACTTTTACGAATCCGAAACACCAGAACTTGAAGAGGGTATTAATGACCCAGCAATCTTTAAGGCTGTTTTCTTAGCTGGTGGCCCAGGCTCTGGTAAATCATTTGTTGTTGGTAAGGCATCTTTACTTGCACACGGATTTAAACTTATTAATTCCGACCCCGCATTTGAGGCTGCTCTTGCCAAGGCTGGAGTGGATCTCACACCGAAAGGTCTGATGAGCCCTCAGGGTCAGAAGGCCAGAGCAAAAGCAAAGAAATTAACCGGTATGCAATTAAAGCAGGCAATCGACGGCCGACTTGGTTTGGTCATTGATGGTACTGGTAAAGATTACGATAAGATCAAAACTCAAGCAGAGGGCCTAAGAGCTCTAGGCTATGAGGTTAAAATGCTGTTTGTAAATACAGACTTAGACACTGCATTAGGAAGAAATAAAATGCGACCACGATCATTGCCTGACGACCAGGTAATAAACATGTGGAAATCAGTACAAAATAATATTGGAAAATTTCAAGGGTTCTTCAGAAATAGCCTAATCATATTAGATAATTCTAGTGACACTGATATCGAAGCTATTGCTCTGAAAGCATATAAAGACGTGGGTAAATGGGCTGCAAAAGATCCTAAATCACCTATTGCTAAGAAATGGATTTCAGCTCAAAAGAAGGCTCGGGGAATTAAAGAAGAAACATTAGACGAGAAGCTTGATGAAAGAGCCTTTGGTAGCGATAGTACAATGAAGACTATGATGCCAGATCTAGTACGATACCTAGATAGAAAATTAAATGGTAGGGCATACAAGAAAGCCGTTCGTACATTTTTAGATCTTCGCAAAAAGAATCCACACAATGCAGAAAGAAATCTCGTCAAGACTGCCCAAATTCATGATCTTGATGTTAGAGCCTTAGATAAGGTATTTAAAGATATGGTGAAGGATGGTATCATGCCAAAACACCTATTGAATTACCGAGGGTTTACAAAAGAAGAGCATGGAGCCGGAGACGAAGGTACTCCAGAGCTTACAAAGAAGCTTAAGAAAGACACTCCCGGAACACAATCATTTAAAGAATATACACGGAGCAAAAAATGAAAAACTTCACCACATTCATCTCTGAGGCACCGGAAGATCTCTCTGAGGCACCTGGTAAGTACAAGAAAAGAGGCGACAAGGAACTCTATCAGTGGGGTGATATTAACCAAGCACTGATGCAGACTGGAACACGGGCTCCACAGATTTTGGACGTTCTCACTAAGCTTTCAAAGAAAGAGGTTGGCATTCACGAAGAGATTGAAGAAGTAGTTGCCCAGACCTTTGAGGAATTGGAAGAAGCCAAGGCTCCTAAGATTAAGAAAATGGTTATCAAGGGCAATGAGATCTCTGGCCTTAAATCTGGATTGACATCTTATTCTGCAAAGCCAGTTGAGAATAAAGGAAGACTTGCATTTAGAGTGGTAGATGAGTTTGGTGGTTTCGAAACTCTCGATCTAAAGGCATTCGCCAAGAAATTCGGATGAAATCATTCGGCGAACACTCGGGTTTAAAGACAGAGTTTGGTCTCTATGAGGGCATCACTGTTCCGCTCGAGCGACCGATGATTGAATTTCAGGAAGAGAAAGAACCAGAATTAAATTCACCAAAGCGTAGCTCCGGTAAAAAGAAATATGTGGTTTATGTAAAGAATCCCAAAACCGGAAATATTAAAAAGATTGAATTTGGTGATGAGAAAGGTGGTCTTACCTCTAAGATAAATGATAAAGGTGCAGCTGCATCATTTGCTGCAAGACACAGTTGTGATACGAAATCGGATAAGATGACGCCCGGCTATTGGGCCTGCCGATTACCGAAATATGCTAGTGATTTGGGGTTGAAAGGTGGTGGAAACTACTTCTGGTAAACCGTACTTTGATGAACGGGTTGACAAATACAATTTTAGAAGATTTAGTGTTGATGCAGAGGATTCTCATTACGTCTGGCATCGAGACAAAGAATATCGTGAAATTGAAGTAATGCGAGGTAATGGTTGGCAATTCCAATGGCAAAATGCCTTACCCTGGTTACTGGTACCAGGTCAGAAATTTAGAATAGATCCTGGTGAGTACCATAGAATTATAAAAGGTGTCGATGATCTCGTTATTCGAATCACGCCAATAGATAAATAAACTCAAACAAAGATCTTACGGAGATAAAAAATGTCGTTTAAAGATAGAATCGATGAAATGGTACTAGACCTTCTTGAAGGCAAAAAGGTAACCGTTGAAGATGAAGGTGAAAAGGTAGAGTGTCCCAAGTGTGAAGGCAAAGGCTGTGATCACTGTGATGACAAAGGTTATCATATGGCTGAAGCAAAAGCTAATCTTAAGGGATCTGATTTGGTCACTAAGGCCGCGCAGATGCCCGGTGGAAAGGTTCTTATTACGAGATGGCTTACAGGTGAGGTCGGTATAAAATCAGGCGAAATGCACAAAAATTCAATTGACTTTGATGGTGCCGATCTTGTTCATAATGGAAAAACTGTTGTATCTAAAGCACTCACTAATAAGAAAATGAAACTCGACGATCTGCTTGCAGCGCTAAAGAAAGGCATGGGCATGAAAGAAGCATTAGATCCCGTAGGCAAAGAAGACGATGATGTCGACAATGACGGTGATGTAGATTCTTCAGATAAGTATCTAAAGAAGCGCAGAGCTGCAATCTCTAAGGCTGTCAAGAAAGAAGACAAGAAGCAATTCATGTATGCTGCTAAGATGGCAAAAGAAAAGGGCGATGAAAAATTCATGTTCGCCGGTAAAGAATATAAAGTCGAAGATGCTGATTTGGTCGACGAAGATTCATGTGGTACCGTGTCCGCTAGTAAGATCAAAAAGATGGGCAAGGAAATTCGCGCTAGTAAAAAATACTAAGGAGTTACATTATGATTACGTTTTTGAAAGAACTGTTTGCACGATGCTTTGGCACAGACGATCCTAGGGAACCTGTTGTTCCTCCGACACCTCCTGTGCAAGAGAAGCCTGCTCCCAAGAAGAAGGCTGCACCCAAGAAAAAGGCAGCCCCTAAGAAGAAAGCAGCTCCTAAGAAGAAGGCTCCGGCCAAAAAAGAATCATAGATAGTAAACCAAACCCAAGTACATAAAGGAGAATAACAATGGCTTCATGGGCAAAAACGGATAATCTTGCAGGCGCACCTAAGTGGCTTGAAGATGATGCCAACAATACTAATAAGTCCAATGACATTGATAATGCAGTATTAGTCGACGTAACTGAGGCACAAGTTGCGGGTAACCGTGCAAAAGGTCTCAATACACCCGGTTGGAACTTGTATCACACTTATACCGATCAAAATGGTAATGTCCGTCACAAGGCAGAGCCACTTTGTGTATTTAAGGTATCTGCTGGTGATGCTGGTGACCTTGGTGTTACAGGTGTGACTGACGACGCTATCGTTGCTGACTAAAAAGTTTTTTTCTTTATTATGAATTTGACAGAATCGACCTTTCTGCTATACGCTATGAAGCATTACGACAATCCTCAGTGTACTGAGATGACTGAGTTCGAAGAGGATTTGAAACGATTTCAATACCTCAGAAAACTCTTTGGTCGTTACAGACATGAGGATGAGTTAAAAGAAAGGTTGATTCTTAATCATTTAATTGTATTGTATAATGTGTTTGGCCCGGCTGCTACGAATATGCTGTTTATGAAACTAAAAGAGTTTCATGAATATTTAAAACCATTTGTAGTATACCTTAATTATATGCCAAGGATTGTGATGTACGAAGAACTTAACATTAATGCTGATAGTATCTCGTCTGATCAAAAAATAGTAGATACGCTGATAGGGATCTAACATGGTCGTAGACTTATTTTTAGTCTTTCAATTCATTCGTAAACTGGTCACTCCATTCAATAAGTGGCCTGCTTTCGAACAGGGAATTATTGACGAAAAAGGTGATATTCTGATCAAGCGTAAACAATTCACCAAAAAGGCTCAACGACAGGCCTTTGGTGTGTTTGACCAGATGATACTGAATATTAAAAAGCTCTTGGCAAAACTGCCAGGCGGTTCCTCGCGTCTTGGGTCTTATGCAGCTGCATTGTGGCTCATCAAAGAATATAAAACATTCTCAAACGAAAATGTCTTGAACGAGAGCCATACCGACGAAGATTTAAATTTGGCATGTGAAGGTTTTGAAGAGTGGTATTTGAACTACATAGAGTTAGAAGAGGAAGGAGATCCTTGCTGGGACTCTCATAAGCAAGTAGGTATGAAGAAAAAGGGAAACAAGATGGTTCCCAATTGTGTACCTAAAGATGAAGAGGCTCCTGCCAATAACGTGGGTAGTGGTAATATTGCTGGTATGGATGGTAATCACATGTCCAAGGCAGCACAAAAGAGACACAAGAAGAGAACGTTAAAATCGTTCAAAGAAACCTCAAAGGAAACAAAATGAATAGAGAATCAGTATTTGAACAACTAAAAGTAGATGAGGGTGTCGTTTATGAAATCTACGAAGATCACCTTGGATATCCTACTTTCGGAGTGGGCCACTTGGTACTCGAGTCCGACCCAGAGCATGGACAAGATGTCGGAACTCCTGTTACTGAAGAAAGAGTTCGAGAATGCTTTGAACGTGACCTTAACATCGCAATTGATGAGTGTGTTACTCTATACGGAGATGACTGGGAAGGGTTCCCAGGCGAAGTACAAGAGGTTCTCGTCAACATGTTATTCAATCTTGGACGACCACGTCTAAGTAAATTTAAGAATTTTAACGCAAAGCTTATTGAAGGCGATTACGCCGGTGCAGCTCCAGAAGGATTGGACTCTCTTTGGGCTCGTCAGGTTGGTCCTCGTGCCAATAGACTCATGGAAAGATTAGAAGCTGTATAAATAATAAGTTAGTTTAATATAAATCTAAAGGAGAAAATCATGTCCGTTGAAAAAATTATCGCTGAGGCTCTCGCTGAGAATCCAGTCCAAATGAAAGAGGCTTTCGAAGAGGAAGTCCGTACTCGCATCTCTGCTGCCCTTGAAGAGAAAGTCAACGCCAAAGTAAAGGCTGAGATGGACGACGAGGAAGAAGAAGAAAAGGACGAGGAAGAAGCTGAAGAAGATGAAGCTGAAGACGAGTCTGATGAGGACGAAGAAGAAAAAGAAGAGTCCAAAAAGAAGAAGTAACTTTGGTCTTTGATTATGAATAAGTTATACCCTTGGGTTGACATTTTCTTTAAGAAGTTTTGGACGGGGTTGGTAGTAATCGCTACCGCTCCGTTTCAAGCGATAGCCTGGCTATGGAAATGGTGGACTGCAAAGCCTACGTTTAAGGTCACAGTCTCGTATGACTCCAAGTTTGGTAACCTAGACGATGTTGTTTATGAACATGTGCCTAAGGTGGTCAAATCTACTTGGAAAGAACTCATCTTCGTCACAGCCGAGAAGAAAACTGTTAACATCAAGGCAAACGGTGGCTTAAATTATCGGATTGAGGAAGAGTAATGTATCAAATATTATTTGTAATTATAATGGCTTTGGGTGGTGCAGCTGGTTGGTTCTATCAACAAAACCAAATCCTCGAGGCCAACAATCTAGTTCTAAAGGGTAATGTCGAAAAGATGGAATTCGCAGTCGAAGAACAGAAGGCTGCAATGGGTGCCATGAAGGAAGCATTTGAGACACAAGCTGCAGCCCTTACAAACCTGTCGCAAAAGAATTCTGAAATCAATGCAGAGAAAGATCGTTATATGGCAATCTTTGCTCGTCACAATCTGGATAAACTTGCTCTTGCCAAGCCAGGTCTGATAACGAATCGAACCAATAAAGCGACAAAAAAGATTTTTGAGGAGATAGAGAATGATAGCAAGAACATTGCTGATCTTAATGACTATAAGCCTGATTAGTGGTTGTTCAGTTCTTGGTAAGTGGGGAATTGGTGCAGAACCAGAGAAGGTAATTCAGGTCGTATCAAAGCCCGTAGAGATTGAAATCATTCAGCCAACAATGCCACGACCACTCAGTTTGGAGAGTCCACAGTGGTATGTAGTCTCAGAAGCCGTGGTACCTAATCTTTGTAAACAGGTACCTCGATTAGATGAGACAGGTGAGCCAGAACTCAACGAAGATGGCACACCTAAGACGCGTAGACCTAAGGTCTGTGCTCAGGAAGATAAAGAAAATCCAAACTGGCCCGCCGGATATACTTACCTAGATAAATTCATGTCAGATATTAAAGTTGCTACTGGAGGCGATGTCCTCTTTATTGCATCTACAATTAAAGATTATGAATTGATGTCTGGTAACGTTCAAGAGCTTCGTCGATACATTCGTGAACTTGGTGAGGTGATTGTGTACTATAAAGAGGTCACAGTCAAGAAACCCAAAGCCGAAGAAGAGCAAGAAGAAACACCCACACCGTAACAACTTGGTTTTTATATTATGGATTATGTGAATCGCCATGCACTTCACAAAAATATGGATACTGGTTCTCTTTGTATGGACCATGTCGCCAATATGCGCAAAGAATTCTTTTGGGATAACACGTACGAGTGGTTTCACAAGATAAAACCGGGCGATGTGTGTGTTGATATAGGCTCGTGTATTGGTATGTTTACTGCGTTGGCTCTTGATAGTGGAGCCCGTAAAGTTTACATGGTAGAACCTAATAGGGGTCTACTAGAGACAGCTATGAAGAATGTGAGCGATTATGTGATTAACGCAAAGGAATCACCCATCGTACCAGTTCACGCAGCAATCATGAATCAAGCTGATCATATCAATTACATCTATGATGAACAAGAAGCTGGAGAATATCAAAAGCTCACATTTGCAGAATTCATTGATTACTATAATATTGACCACATCGATTATTTAAAAATAGATTGCGAAGGTGGGGAATATGATATCCTCACCAAAGAAAATTTAGACTGGATTTACGAGAATGTGAATTTTATCGCTTTAGAGATACATAGAAGACACACAGATAGTTTTGGTGGATCTGGCTCAAATGAATTTGTAAGATTTCGTGATGAGTTTTTGAAAAAGTATTGGGATGAGGGTCGTGTTCAATTCCAATTCTCCAGTATCAGAGAAGACATTTGGAATGATGGCTTTGCACTGGCCGATAACATTCAAGATCGATACGGCAAACTCCCACCAGAATTTATGATATATCTCACTCCTAAAAAATAGTTGACATTACTCGGCTAAAGTGTTATAATTCTATCATCTCAAAACATTATCCTAATAAATAGTTGGCAATGCAGACTTAGCTGCAAGGCATACTTAAGAGGTATTAGTGTGGCAGACGATATAAACACAGATATCGCACTCATTAAAAAAGACATTAAGCAGATTGAGAAATTCTTTTCACGCGTTGAGAGCAGCATGGAGTCCCTGGTTGACGTCTCTAAAATGACAGCAGTGCAAGAAGAAGTCCTCAGAATAGCAGGCGAAAGATTAGACGATCTTGAGGATCGTATCGAAAGTCATCGAAAAGAGGATGAATTTCGTGTGGTAGCAGTACACAAAAAACTTGATGAGTACCGAGACTCTTCTCGTGAAGATCACAAACGACTGGCAGACCACAATGCCAAGAATCGCTCAAAGCATGATTCAGTAATACTTGATAAGATTGATAAGGTAGCCAAAGAAGTCACTGACACAATGGATGATCAGGGTGACCGGCTAAGAGCACTTGAGAACTGGAAGTATTACATGATGGGTCTGGGTGCTGCTGTTGCATTCATCGGCTTAGAGAGATTTATTGTATAAATCGGTTGACAATCATATGAGTTTGTATTATAATGGCTCTATGAATTAAACCTTATAGGCTTTAGATTATGCTAGATTTTGTTGATATCCAATATGCCCAGCTTCTTTCGGCGAGATTGGAAAATTTCAAGATCCGTTCGACCAACCCGTACAAGATCAATTTCAGATGTCCTATCTGTGGAGACTCGCAGAAGTCTCGCTCCAAATCTCGAGGTTGGCTCCTAGAAAAAGACAATGGACTTCTCTACTATTGCCACAACTGTGGTGCCAGCATGTCGTTTCCTTTCTTTCTGAAGGGTCAAGACCAGATGATGTATAATGATTATGTCGCTGAGAAGTTCATCAAAAAGGCAAATAACTCTATCACGACAACCACTGACGACAGCAAATTCAAAACTGCTGCTCCGAAGTTCAATAAGAAAAATAACCCTTTAAAAGCAATTAAAAAAGTTAGTCAACTCCAGTGGGATCACGCCGTCAAGGGATATATAAACCAGAGGCAGATTCCTCCGAATCAGCACTATCGGCTTTACTACGCACAAAAATTCAAAGGATGGATCAACTCAATCATCCCAAATAAGTTCGAAAACGTAGGTAAAGACGAACCACGATTGGTAATACCATTTTTAGACAAAGACAACAATGTCTTTGGTGTATCTGCCCGAGGCTTTGATCCCAAGGGAGTGCGTTATCTTACTATTATGTTCGATGACCGACCTAAGATCTTTGGCCTTGACACAGTTGATTTTACTAGACAGTACTATGTGGTTGAGGGTGCTATTGATAGTTTTTTCCTACGCAATTCCGTGGCAATGGCCGGTGCGGATGGTGGAACATCAGCCCTTAAAAATGCGAAAGAAAATGCTGTCTTTGTTTTTGATGCTGAACCTCGTAATAAGGAAATCCATAAACGAATGGAAAAACTTATAGGACAGGGATATAAAATTTGTATATGGCCACATAATGTGCCAGGTAAGGATATAAACGAGATGATATTGGCAGGTTTCAGTGACGTTCAAGGTGTTATTAAAAATAACATTTACAGCGGGCTTGAGGCCAAATTAAAATTACAACAATGGAGAAGGACTTAGATAATGAAAGCAAGGTTGATCAGCTATTCCCAGCCTACACTAGCCACGAAACAGGAAGGTCTTGAAAATATTCAGGATCTTATAGCATTCTGTGCAAGGGTTTCAAACCCAACCAACCAGATGAATACTGAAACAAGTGATAAACTTCTTAGGTATCTCGCAAAACACAAACATTGGTCACCATTTGAAATGGCGTCTGCATGTTTTGAAATTGAAACTACACGTGATATAGCCCGACAATTATTACGACACCGTAGTTTTAGTTTCCAAGAATTTAGTCAGCGTTATGCAGATCCCACCGAGGATCTTGACTTTGTAGTCCGTGAAGCAAGATTACAAGATGAGAAAAATCGACAAAATAGTGTCGCGACCACTGACCCAGAACTCAAAAAAGATTGGCAGATGAAACAATTGAGTATTATTCATGAAGCCAAACTAGCCTATAAATGGGCAATAGAAAATGGGATCGCAAAAGAACAGGCCAGATCAGTACTGCCTGAAGGCCTTACAGTGTCTCGACTCTATGTCAATGGTACCATACGATCTTGGATTCACTACATTGAATTACGTAGTGATAATGGTACTCAAAAGGAACATATGGAACTTGCACGGGCTTGTGCAATCGCAATTTATCGAATCTTTCCACTAGCGAAAGAATACGTAACAGAATAAGGAGCAGACATGGATCACCTAGGTATCCGAATTGATAATAGAAGAAATAGACTGCTATCGGAGCAGTCAGCAAAGTTATTGAAAGATTATTACTGCCGTGAAGACGAGAAGACTCCACAACAAGCATTTGCACGCGCGGCAGTGGCTTATTCCTATGGTGATTTAGAACTTGCACAACGCATTTATGATTACGTTTCGAAAGGTTGGTTTATGTTTGCTTCACCAGTTCTCTCAAACGCTCCTATCGAAGGTGAGCCTGTAAAGGCGTTACCCATTTCGTGTTTTCTTACTTACGTACCAGATTCACTAGAGGGTCTGATTGACCATAGTGCCGAGCTTCGGTGGCTGTCGGTCAAGGGTGGTGGTGTCGGTGGTCATTGGTCTGATATTCGAGCAGTATCAAAGAAGGCTCCTGGTCCGATGCCATTTCTACATACGGTTGATGCAGATATGGTTGCGTATCGTCAAGGTAGAACTCGAAAGGGATCTTATGCAGCCTATATCGACTGTGACCATCCAGACATCATTGAATTTGCAAACATGAGAATTCCAACTGGTGATGTGAATCGTAAGAATCTCAACCTACATCACGCTGTGAATATAACTGATAAGTTCATGGAAGCTGTTGAAGCCGGAGCTGATTGGGATTTGATTGATCCCGATGATGATTCAGTGAGAGATACAACCAAGGCTCGTAAATTGTGGGAACATCTATTAGAAACTCGATATCGAACAGGTGAACCTTACCTAAACTTTATCGATACTGCAAATAGAGCGCTACCGCAATCACAACAAGATCTCGGCCTGAAGATTCGTGGTTCTAATCTATGTAATGAAATTCACCTCGTGACCAGTGAAGATCGTACTGCTGTGTGTTGTCTATCTTCGGTCAATGTGGAGAGATACGACGATTGGAAAAATTCGCAAATGATCGAAGACCTTATAGTCTATCTTGACAATGTACTGCAGTTTTTCATTGATCATGCTGGTGATGAAATTCACCGAGCTCGATTCAGTGCACAGCGTGAGAGATCACTAGGTCTTGGGGCTATGGGTCTGCACTCATACTTTCAAAAGAACATGATCCCATTCGCTTCACAGGAAGCAGTAGAAAAGAATGACGAGATCTTTTCGTTGATGAAAACAAGAGCCGTAAAAGCTACACTGCAGATGGGTGCAGAAAAAGGAGAGGCTCCAGACATGAAAGGCACGGGTCGACGTAATGCACATATGTTGGCAATTGCTCCGAATGCAAATTCTTCAATGATTGTAGATACATCACCCAGCATCGAGCCTTGGAAAGCCAATGCATTCACGTCTCGTACTCGTGTGGGATCACATCTAAACAAGAACCCATACCTAGAGGCAGAACTAGATCGTCTGGGTCAGAATACCGATGAAATCTGGTCATCAATTATTACGAATGGTGGATCAGTACAACATTTGCGCTTCTTGTCTGATCATGTAAAAGATGTATTTAAAACGGCAATTGAACTTGATCAGTTGTGGCTCATTCGATTGGCTGGTGATCGACAAGAACATTTATGCCAAGGGCAATCTTTGAATATATTCTTCCCTGCTGGAGCCGACAAAGGTTATCTCCATAAGGTACATTATCAAGCTTGGAAACAGGGCTGCAAGGGGTTATATTATCTTCGCACAGAATCATCAAACAAGGCTGAAAACGTCTCACAAAAGGTTGAGCGAGAGAAGCTAGACAACCTGGTGACTCCTGGTAGTTTTGTAAATGGCAAAGAAGATAATCAAGACGAGTGTGTGGCATGCCAGGGGTAAGAGAGAGGCTGAGCCATTCATTTGCCTATGGTCAAACAAAATTCTTTCGGTTCTTTGCAGATACGTTCTTTGCCAAAAGATACGGACACAGGGCTGTAGTGCTTGAAACAATTGCCGGTGTGCCAGGGATGGTCGCTGGTATGTGGATTCACCTTCGCAGCCTTCGTAGTCTGAAGACCGGATATGGTCCTCAGATTAGAGAACTTCTAGCCGAAGCCGAAAATGAAAGAATGCATCTCATGTTCTTTATTGAGATTGCACAGCCCAATGTGGTTGAGAGAACTTTGATTCTCTTGGCACAATGTATATTCTGGCATTATTATTTAATATTTTATATTTTCTTCCCCAAAACAGCACACCTAATGGTACATTATTTTGAGGAAGAGGCAGTACGTAGTTATGAAAGTTATCTCCAAATGATTGCTCATGGTGATATAGATAACAGTCCAGCCCCACAACTGGCAATTGATTATTATGATCTAAAATCTGATGCAAAGCTCTATGACATGGTCTATAGAGTACAACAAGACGAGAAGCATCATTCACAAACAAACTATAAACTATCTCAATAAGGATTCCCCCAATGCAAGTAGTAATCTACTCGAAATCATTTTGCCCGTTTTGTGATAAGGCAAAGGCATGGTTCAAACTACATAATTTTACTTTTACAGAAATTAAATTGGATGATGAAGAGCAACGAATGTCATTCTACCAGAAATATCCAAACGTCCGGTCGGTACCTCAAATCTTTATCGACGACAAGCAAATTGGAACATATAATGACTTAATGAAAATTGCTGATACCTTGATTAAGAAATCATCCGGTGGTTTAATGGAGTTTTCTGAGACGTATAAGCCTTTTCATTACCCATGGGCCATTGACATCACTACTCGACACGAAAAAGCCCATTGGATTGAAGACGAGCTCGACCTCTCTGAAGATGTATCTGACTGGAAAGGTGGTAAGATCACCGATGTCGAAAAGGAATACATCACCAACATTCTTCGTCTCTTTACACAAAGCGATGTCGCTGTTGGCCAAAACTATTTTGATCAGTTCATTCCCAAGTTTAAGAACAACGAAGTTCGCAATATGCTTTCATCGTTTGCTGCTCGGGAAGGTATTCACCAGAGAGCTTATGCTCTTTTGAATGAGACACTAGGTCTTTCAAATGAAGAATATCACGCGTTTCTGGAGTATAAAGAAATGGCTGATAAGATTGAATACATGATGGAGGCAGACGTTAATACCATGCGTGGTCTTGGTCTCGCTCTTGCAAAATCTGTCTTCAATGAAGGTGTTGCTCTCTTTGCATCATTCGTAATGTTGCTGAACTTTCAACGGTTTGGTAAGATGAAAGGGATGGGTAAGGTCGTCGAATGGTCTATCCGTGATGAATCAATGCACGTAGAAGGTAACTCTAAACTGTTTAAGGTCTTCTGCCAAGAACATCCTCGTATTGTAGACGATGAATTCAAGGCTGAGATTTATGAAATGTCTCGTCAGGTGGTTAAGTTAGAAGACAAATTTGTCGAGTTAGCCTATAAGATGGGTCAAATTGAAGGCCTTGAAATGACAGAGGTCAAGCAATACATTCGATATATCACAGATCGTCGATTGATTCAATTAGGTATGAAACCAAACTTTAGGGTAAAAGACAACCCACTTTCTTGGCTCGAATGGGTACTGAATGGTGCAGACCATACCAACTTCTTTGAGAACAGAGTGACAGAGTATGAAGTAGCTGGCTTATCGGGTAATTGGGATGAAGCATACGCTGCCTAGTGCCCCTGGGCTCCTACCTTATGGTTCGAATGTCAGTGCTCCGGCTATTCAGTTGCCGGACACTGACCTCTTCAAAACAGAACGTGGAGCAAATGCCAGCAAATATTTTGAAGAAAGGCTGAATCAACTCAATCGTGAATATGAAGAGTTGGTAGAAGCAGCAAAACAAACAGAGATGGTGTATTGTGCGACATACAATTTTGTACCAAAGGTTGGGCATATATATTATCTGTATAATGCAGAAAATGGATATATGCTGAGCCTAATTGAGAATTGGACTCGGTATGAATGTATTGGGGCTTATCGGTTTACTGCCGATAATATTTGGGACAAAGTTAATGATCGACAAGACACCGTTTAATGATGTAATTAAAACATTAAAAGACGAAGGTAAGTATCGAGTCTTTAATGATATTGTAAGAACGAGGGGTGAATTTCCTAACGCTACTTGGTATGGAAAATACGCCCCAAAGAATATCGTAAATTGGTGTTCAAATGATTATCTATGTATGGGTCAGAATCAATATGTGATTGATGCCATGCATACTGCTCTTGATAAGACAGGTGCTGGAAGTGGTGGTACACGTAACATCGGTGGTACATCTCATTTCCATGTAACTTTGGAAAAAGAATTGGCAGAATTACATAAAAAAGAATCTGCCGTTCTATTCACATCAGCCTATGTCGCCAATGAATGGTCATTGGTTGCTCTGGCAGAAATCATTCCCAATCTTGTTTATCTGAGTGATTCGAAAAATCATGCCAGCATGATTCAAGGTATTCGACACAGTGGTGCCGATAAGAAAGTCTGGCAACATAATGACCTACGTGAACTGAGATTTTATTTACAATGGGCCAAGATGGAAGGTAAGACACCTTGCATCGTCTTTGAGTCGGTATACAGTATGGATGGAGACGTCTCACCGATTAAGGAAATTTGTGATCTGGCAGAAGAGTATAATGCTATCACATATATTGATGAAGTTCACGCAGTCGGTCTTTATGGGTTGACAGGAGCTGGATTTTGTGAGAGAATAGAGGAAGATAGGGTAGATATTATAAATGGAACACTTGGAAAGGCGTTTGGTTGCCACGGTGGGTATATTGCTGGTGATAGTGATGTTCTTGATGCAATTCGGTCTGTTGCGTCCGGCTTCATCTTCACCACCTCAACATCACCTGTCGTTTGTGCAGGAGCCATTGCGTCAATACGTTATTTAAAAGATCATGACAATCTAAGAGAACAGCATCAAGAACGTGCTGCTACTTTGAAAAGAATGATCAAAAATGCTGGATTGAAAGTACACGATTCGGCATGTACACACATTGTCCCCGTAATGGTGGGTGATGCAAAGAAATGTAAATCGATAAGTGATACTTTGTTAAATAAATATGGATTATACATTCAACCAATAAATTACCCCACTGTAGATGTGGGAACAGAACGATTGAGAATTACACCAACACCATTACATGATGATGGCATGATGCATGACTTGGTCACAGCTTTGAAGGGAGTATTTAATGAACATACGTAGAAATTTGTGGAGAGCAGCAGGACTGTTATCGGTGGGAATGGCTTACATAGGAGCCCTCGTACCGGGCATTCCGACCACTTCTTTTCTACTTCTTGCGTTATGGTGTTTTAGTAAAAGTTCACCTAAACTAGAAAAATGGGTGTGGGAACATCCCACATTTGGACCTTATGTACAGAATTGGACAAATAAAAGAATTTATCCAACGAAAGCTAAATATGTCATGTTGGCTTGTTGTCTATTCAGTTTTAGTTGGATTCTTTATTTACAATTAAAGCTAGTTGCTACAATTAGTATAGGTTTATTCATGCTTTTCTGGCTTGTTTGGGCTTGGAGATATCCAGGTTCTGTAGAAGAGTATGATCGTCGAGTAAAAGCCGGTGAAAAGATCGGTTGGTTGAAAGGAGACACTGCACATGGCCAAAAAGGATAGAAGAAATGAACAGCCCCCACGTGAGTATTCACTGGAAGATCTCGTGAGAGCTTTTGGACCTCAAGCATTGAATAACGCAGCATTTAGCCAGGCTATTATTGACATGTGGAAACTAGAGGTGACCACATCCAATTTAGACGAGCTAGACTATATCGACATGCAAGTGGACGAGATGGTCGAATTCCCAGAAGCAGAATATATCTGGGCAAGAATTCAAGATAATGTCAAAAATATGTAGGAGTTGTTGAAATGAAAGATACGAACGCACCAAAAATCTACGAGTCACCCGACCGTGGTAAAACGGTTTATGCTCGAGACTTTGGATCTGATATTAGAACAAGGGTATTAATCAAATCGGATGGAAAACAGCAAAATACATTACAGGGTAGTGGACGAGAGCCACGCAGTAACGTTTGAGAAGTCTAGTTTTTCGAAGGATTTTATATTGGCCTGCTCATTAGGGCTAAATATAGGATTCTTTGTAGGTTTATTATTCATTTAAAAAAGGTGATTTGATTATGAAAAGTGAAATTGAAGGCAAGTATGCAGTCGCAACGGTAGTGTCTACCTTCAGACAAAGATATGTTATTCCAGTTGAAAGACTACAAGAACTAAACAAAGATCACGACTTGGACGAAGAGACCGCATTAGTGTGGCTCGAAGAATGTGTCGTGGCTGAACAAGCCAAGGAATTCTCTCAGTCATTTTTAGGTCAGCACGTGGTTGATATGACACTCGTTGACCGAGAGGCAATGCTAAATATTTTCGACACTGATAATAGATATCTCGTCGAAGGTCCAGATGGTTGGGGTGAAGAAAAGAAGTTAGCCTTCATCGATAATTGGGAAGAAATGAAACCTAAGTCATGATCACAATTTACGGCACAGCGCAGTGTGGATTCTGCCATGATGCAGTAAGTCTTGCAAAGAAGTACGGAATCCCGTACGAATATAAAGATATTGGTCTGTCCAAATACTACAGGCAACTTCGTTCAGAACATGTCGACATGCAAAAGATACCTCACATATGGTGGGACGATAAATATATCGGTCACTACAGAGAGTTTTACTCAGCGGTTCAAACACAATTAATGATGGAGGACACAAGTCTTGTTACACCCCGAGATTGATTTAATATGGCGTAATGAAATGAAACGTCAAGAAACTACTATAGAGTTAATCGCGAGTGAGAATTTTGCCAGTGATGAGGTAATGGCACTATGTGGCTCAGTGTTTACAAACAAATATGCTGAAGGCTACCCAGGCCGGCGTTATTACAATGGCTGTGATCATATGGACGAGATTGAAACATTTGCAATCGAACAGCTCAAATCTCTTTATGATTGTGAATTTGCCAATGTCCAACCTCACTCTGGTGCAAATGCTAACGGTGCTGTCTTTCAAGCTTTCTTAACGCCCGGTGATAGAATCTTAGGTATGGATCTCGCATCTGGTGGTCACCTCTCACATGGGGCTCCAGTCAATATGTCCGGTAAGATCTATGATGCCATGACATATGGTGTGGACGAAAATGGATATATCGACTACGAAGAAGTTATGAAATTGGCATGTAGTTATAGACCAAGAATGATTATCGCTGGTGCGTCAGCATACCCTCGGCAAATTGATTGGGAGGCATTTAGATTTATTGCTGATCAAGCCGGAGCCCTCCTGATGGTTGATATGGCACACTATTCGGGTTTGATTGCAGCTGGTGTATACGACAGCCCTCTTGAATATGCCGATGTTGTTACCAGTACGACACACAAGACATTACGTGGTCCACGAGGTGGCATTATCCTATGGAACGATAAGGCACACAGTAGAAGAATTAATAGTTCTGTCTTTCCTGGTACACAGGGTGGTCCATTGATGAATATTATTGCTGCCAAGGCTCAAGCTTTTGTTGAGGCTTCTACTGTCGACTTTGAGAAATATGGAGCTCAGGTAATTAAGAATGCTCAGGCCATGGCTGGTATCTTTACTGAAGCTGGTTTTGATATTCTTACAGGTGGTACTGACAGCCATATCATTCTACTCGATTTGAGTAAAAGCAAATATTCGGGTAGAGAAGCGGCCGATAGACTTGAGGGTCGCAGGATTACAGTCAACAAAAATGGAATACCAAATGATCCCCGACCATTTATGGAAACATCTGGTATACGAATCGGCACTGCCGCTGAGACAACAAGAGGACGCGATGAGATTTGGTTTGCACATTTGGCCGAGAGAATCGTGAAATACTTAAATGACTGATACAACTGAAGATCAAAAGAAATTAACCGAACGCGCTGTGTGGGAAGATAAACACCACCGGCAGTTTGATTACAAAGAGCAACAAAACCGTTGTATGGTATGTGGTGAGACTGATAATCGCCATACATATACATGCATTTATTATGATACAAAATGAGGATAACCTTTATGAAATATTTGATCGCTTTTACTTGCATTCTTTTCGCACTCCCCGCAAGTGCAGATCGTTTCTATGAAATTCGTCAACAGTGGAATACATGTGCAGCTTGCCATGGAGCTCGTGGTGAGGGTGGCATTGGCCCTTCTCTCTATGACAAATCTGCTGATGAAATCATCACCAAGCTCACACTCTATAAGAATGGTGAGATAGTAGGTCCCCAGTCGCAGATGATGTGGCCACAAGCCATGCAGCTTACTGATGGTCAAATCGGTACAATGGGTGTATTCGTACAAGAAGGCTTTCCAAGGGAATAAATATGGGAGATAAACAACCAAAGCTTGACTTTGGTCCCGAAAGGCCAGACAACATGCGATCGTGGGAAGGTTTATTCTACATCGTTTGGAATTGGAAAGACTATGCATTTAAGACTGTATGGTTTGGGGGATTTCCAGTTGTATGGGTTTTAGATGGTTTTGAATCTGCACTTAGTATGTTCTTTCTAATGGGGTTCGTCTATCTAATAGGTAAAATATTCTAATAATAAAAAAAAGGGAACCACAATGTACGAATATAGAGCAAAGATTAACCGTGTCGTTGACGGCGATACTGTTGATGTAGATATTGAACTTGGTTTTGGTATAGTCCTGTCTGATGAGCGTGTTCGCATCATGGGCATTGATACACCCGAATCAAGAACAAGTGATAAGGTAGAAAAGGTTTTTGGTCTTGCAGCCAAGAATCGACTTAAGTCTTTGCTCGGCAAGACTTGTGTATTGAAGACCCAGGTCGCCAAAGATGGTGAGGATATGAAGGGTAAGTTTGGTCGTGTCTTAGGCGATTTTGATGTCTATGATCCCAAACATGATGCTTGGAGAGCAGTGACAGCAGTTATGGCTGACGAGGGTCATTGTGTACCTTACTATGGTGGTTCAAAAGAAGAGACACAGACAGCGCATCTAGCCAACCGTGAGAAATTGCTCAAGGAAGGTGTAGTGTCTCAAGCCGATTACGACAAAGCAGTTGCTTTGATGGCAAAGAAAAAGAAAAAATAGGTTGACATCATATGGATCTTGTGATAGAATGGTAGGGTATTTTATCACAGGATCTTTCTTATGTTACTAGACGTATTACAGTTTGTGTTGGGAATTGCCGTTTGTGTTTTTCTGGGAGCAATGATTTGGGAATCGACTCTGATGCTAGATGAACGTAAGCGGAATTACCGAGCAGGTACTCACGATTATTATGGCAACCGGATCAAGCCTTTTGACAAGTCTGATATCGAATATCGTGATGGTGACAACACATAAATAAAATCAATATAATGTTTTTGATGAAGGAATCGAAATGGCTAAAACAATTCTCATAACCGGTGGCGGTGGTTTTATTGCCCACCATCTAATCAACCAAGTACTCATGCGTACAGACTGGAATGTGGTCACTATTGATCGTTTAGATTATAGTGGTAATCTCAACCGTCTGCATGATCTTCTGCAAGATCGTACAGCAGAGGAACGCAAAAGAGTTCGAACCATTTTTCACGATCTCAAGGCAGAACTGAACCCTCAGATTGTTGCTGATATTGGTCCGTGTGAAATCGTTGCTCACCTCGCAGCAGGATCTCACGTAGATCGCAGTATCGATCACCCTATGGAGTTCGTGATGGATAATGTTGTCGGTACTTGTAATATTCTTGAATTCGCTCGAAAGCAACCAAACCTAGAAAGATTTGTGTACTTCTCTACTGATGAGGTATTTGGCCCAGCACCAAATGGCGTCAAGTATGATGAATATGATAGGTATAACAGCACGAATCCTTACAGCGCATCGAAGGCTGGTGGTGAAGAACTTGCAGTTGCATATCAAAATACCTATAATATGCCTATCTACATTACGCATACAATGAACGTATTTGGCCAACGCCAACACCCCGAAAAGTTTATTCCATTGTGTATTCGTCGAGCCAGAGATGGTGATATGATCACGATTCACTCTGACGAGACAAAGACAATACCAGGGTCACGACATTATATTCATGCTGAAGACGTTGCTGATGCTACTCTTTTCTTGCTCCAGAATGAGCATACACTCAACGCAGAAGAGAACAATGGCATTAAGTGTCCGAAGTTCAACATCTGCGGTGCTACCGAGCTGAATAATCTCGAGCTTGCACAAATGATTGCTGATGCACAAGGCAAAGAATTGAACTACCAGTTTATGGACTTCCACAGCAGTCGACCTGGGCATGATCTTCGCTACGCATTGAGTGGTGAGAGAATGAAACAGATGGGTTGGGAACCACAGCCGGTTGAAGATCGTATTAAAGAAGTCGTACAGTGGACACTTGAGAATACGAGATGGCTTGAGGTATGATCGATCTCCAAAAGCACAGGTCAAATCTGAGCAATTTCTGGCAGGCAGATCCCTTTCCACATGCATGTTTGGAAAATTTTTGGGATTCTGACTTCTGCCAGGAATTACACGATGAATTGCCTGTGCCGAATTCTCACAAGTGGAACGGCTATTATAACAATCCCATAGAGTACAAAAAGACTATGAACATATGGGATAAATTTGATAGTAAGTTATATCAGGCTTTTACGTATCTAACGAGTAGAGTATTCACGGATTATCTGATTGAAACCTTAGAGATACCTGGGTTAGAACCTGATGTGGGACTTCATGGTGGTGGGTTGCATTATTACCCACCGGGTGGTAAATTGAATCCACACATTGATTATAGTCACCACCCTAAGTTAAAATACAGGCGTAAAATCAGTGTACTGGTCTATCTTAACAAAGATTGGCAAATAACCGATGGAGGTCAACTGGGGCTGTGGGATAAAGACCGTGCATCGGCATGCGAAGAACCCAACAAGGTAGTAAACCCAGAGTATAATACTTGTATGATATTTGAAAACTCCGAAAACAGCTATCATGGGTTAGCTAACGTGAGTCAAAATGACAGATATAGTCTGGCCATGTACTATCTAGTTAACGACAACACCCCGATGGTAAACCTCAAGGCAAACTTCCTGCCCTCGGCAGATCAGAGAGATGATAAACAAGTCAGAGAACTGATAAACCTTAGAAAGAGACAAAGAATAAACACGGAGATTAATCATGAGTCTTGATGTATTCTTAGAAAATGCTTTGAATTTTGCTCGAAATGCACCAACGGATATCAATGAACATATCCCTACTCTACTCGAACTGGGTCGGGAGTGTGATACGATTATTGAAATGGGTGTTCGGTCAGGTATGAGTACACGGGCCTTTATGAACACTGAGGCTAAATTAACATGCTATGATATCGTATTAAACCAAAGACTTGTTGAAATGTTTAAGCTTTTGTCAGAAGGCTATGGTAGAGATGTCGCGTACATCGAGGCTGATGTACTTAAGATTGAAATACCCGAGGTCGATTTATTATTCATTGACACTCTGCACACCAATGGTCAGCTTCGACAAGAGCTTAGGCTTCACGGCAATAAGGCTCAGAAATATCTTGCATTCCATGATACACAAACATTCGGTACTCGTGATGAAAGAATGGATGGTCAGTATCCAAAGAAGCCAATTGCAGGTGAAGGTCTACTTCCAGCAATTATTGATTTTATGATTGATAATCCTCACTGGAGATTCAAAAAGCATTACACTAATAACAATGGGCTGACAGTACTCGAACGATGCAAATAATTGATTCATTTCCATTCTTCGCTCCAACCGGCAAAGAACTCTTAAAGCTGAGAGTAAATCTATACAAGGACATAGTTGATAAATTTGTCATTGTAGAATCCAATAAGACACACAGTGGAAAACCAGTACCATTTAGATTTGAAGAAATCGCAAATGAGCTGAAGCTTCCGATGGATAAAATTATCTACATACCACAGCACATTAATGATTCAGAGTGGCTCGAGCCATTGGAAGTTGATATCAATAATGCAGGTGTGAATGCATCAAACCCTGATTCGGTCAGAGCTCGGATTCGTGAAAGACTTCAGAAAGATGGTGTCCTGCAGGCCTTGCACATGTTCAATGATGACGATGTGTTCATTTATGGTGATGCCGACGAAATCATCAATCCGATCCATATCAAGTGGGTCGCCAACACAATCAACCAAGCAGCAAGAAATAATATCGTGGTCAAAATACCATTGGTCTTTTTACAAGGTAGGGCTGATCTGAGAGTATGGGATATCAGTCGGGGTGAGAATGGTGCATGGTTTCCTTGGGATCGTTCTACATTCTTTGCGACCAAGGCTCAACTTTCCAAGTCAAGCGTAAGTAATATTCGATGTGGCAATGTAAACTATAAGACCGTGTGGCCCCGATCGCATGGTAAAGGTATCCCCGAAATGGGTTGGCATTTTGCATGGATGGGTAACAAGAATACTCGAAAGGCAAAGGCTACGTCATTTGCTCATGCTCACGATAACTTCAAAGAAATGGGTTACGAGGGTGGATTCCAAGACAAAAAGTATCAGAACTGGCTAGAGGAAATGACACCTCAGGCAGGAAACCCAGCCCTCAATGGTAATACTAACCAGTTTCTGAAGCATTACCCAACAGACAATTTGCCGGATCTATTGCTGGAAGACGAGGAGCTATCTAGGTTCTTCTTGCCTTATAACCCAGAAATCATATAAGTTCGGTCCTTATTCCAAAATATTCTAAAAAATTTGATTTATTTTCAAAAAAAGTGTTGACAGCAGGCGTAAAGTAGCCTATAATATACACATAAATTGAGATAAGGAATTGAATATGAATACTGAAATTATTGAAATCAACATGAACACTTTCCGTGGTTCCATCCCTGCTGGATTTGATCTGGTCGAATACCCCAAGGGTACTGATCCCTTAGATGGTGCTGTCTTGTATGGTTTTGATGAAGTTGGTTCTTTCTTTTCTAATGCAGCTCACTGTTTCTTAAAGGTTTCTTAATATGGGATATTACACTTACACCAAGGACCCAATCGGCGTTTTCACTGAGAAAGATGTTGGTAATATGTTTGAATTCTCTAAAAACGAAGAGTCACAATTCAATGATTACCCACACAAGGTTTGGGTCGGTGGTAAGGGCGTTTGTGGTATGACTGGCTGGAGATATGCTCTGGTAAAAAAGACTGTGGCTTACATTGTCGTCGACGAAGATGAACACGGTAACCCAGTCACCGAGAAGTGGCAAATTAAGGGTAAAAAAGATTATGTCTACTAAGTGGGACAAGAGATTTGTGAGCCTTGCTCGAGAGATCTCTACCTGGTCTAAGGATCCAAGTACAAAAATTGGAGCAGTAATTGTTAACGACGATCGCAGAATCCTCGCTACTGGTTACAACGGGTTTCCTAAAGGTATTGAGGATTCACCCGAACGATACGCTGATAAGCCAACTAAGTACGATCATGTCATTCATGCGGAAATGAATGCAATATATAATGCAACATATAACGGAACTCCATTGAGGGATTCTACGATATATGTTTGGGGATTACCTGTCTGTAATGATTGTGCAAGAGGCATCATTCAAGTTGGTATTAAAAGGGTCGTGATGTCTACTGAGACTGACATACCAGAAAAATGGGTTGCTGCTTTCTCCAAGTCACTTAATCTGTTTGTTGAATCGGGTGTCGAAGCAGAATTTCTTTAAATAGTTGTTGACAATTTGAACTAGTCATGTTATAATTACATTCTAATTTGCGAACAAGGGGGCGAGAGATGCCGAGTGGTGAGCCTGCCATATACCCCGAAAACGGCCAAATAAGACTCGGCTCTCTCTCTAATTTAAGGTACCAATATGGTTCATGTAACTTATCACCACTGGAAAAAGAAAGAAGTAGTCTACGAGGTTGTCGGTAGTATGCTAGCCGCTTTCAACAATCCTGCTAGTGATAGAATCGTTATCATAGACGAAGATCGTGTACATCATGACATATTGAAAAATACGATTATTGAGATCAGAGACACCTTAACAAAGGAGAAGTTATGAGAGGTAGATTTGTAATTCGTACGCGCCGTGAAGGTGCATTGGCCAGACTCAAAGAGTCTAAATTCTTTGAAAAGGTCAACGCAAAAGGTGTTGCCCGTACACAAGAGAAGTGGCAGGCCCGCAAGGACGCCGAGATCGAAATTTTAGAAAAGAGGATTTCTATGTTTTAGAACCCTATCACTGTTGACCGGCCCATCGACGGATGAGGAGGCATCACTGCGCTGGGGTTCTTTTTGGAGAGGTTGGGGAGTGGTTAAACCCATCAGACTGTAAATCTGACGCGAAAGCTTCGGTGGTTCGAATCCACCCCTCTCCACCACTTAGGTAATTTATTATGACAATGCATCTATTGAAGGGCTATTCGTCACTGAACACGAAGAAGCCCAAACCTAAAATCACCAAGGCCAAACTTAACGAACTCGAAAAAGAGTGGCTTAAGGACAATAAACGTCTACGCCAGAATCATATGCATCGCGACCAAAGAACCTTCGCTGAATATATAGATTATGTCTACGGAAATGTAAAAATTAAAAAGGAATTTAAACCTTATGAGACGCAACATGAGCCGTATACGCGCCCAACGCCAAATTACCCATCGGCAAGCCCTACGAAGAAACGACCTAATGCGTCTTCAGGTCAAAGAGGAACAAACCCAACGCCCAGAAAAGAACCCCAAAGATATACGGGTACCTTAGTAAAAGGAATCAGCACTATGCACAAATCCAATGCTGTGCCCATTATTAATAAAGAACAGGCAACCGAAATATCTAGGATGGGTCGTTAAGATTAAAGGATCTTCATTTGAAGTACTTAACACTTACAACGTCAATCGCAATCGCATCGGTGGCAGCCTACTTCTCAATTGTAGGTTTGGCTACCATTTTTTCTGGAGCCTTTTTATCAGTCGTTGTCATGGCTGGTATTTTAGAAGTTGGTAAACTTGTATCAGCAGCATGGCTACACCATGAGTGGGATCGAGTTACATTTCTAGTTAAAACATATTTTATGACATCAATTCTGGTACTCATGTTTATCACAAGCATGGGCATTTTTGGCTATCTTTCAAAGGCTCACGTTGATCAAACTATTCTGCAGGGAGGTAATAATGAGCTTCAAATACAAAACTTTGAACGCAGGATTAATCGTCAACAGATTATTATTAAAGATGCAGAAACTGTATTGTCTCAGCTCGATGGTGCCGTACAGACCCTCATTGAGTACGATAGGATCAGAGGGCCCTCGGGTTCGCTTGCAGTTCGTGAAGGGCAGGCAGAGGAAAGGAGAGCTCTCAACACTCAGATCGACACTGCGTACACAACTATCGAAGAGATCCAAGATGAGCTCATCCCTCTACAGAAACAATCCTTCGCTCTTGAGGCAGAGGTTGGGCCTCTCAAATACATTGCGGAACTAGTTTATGGTGAGGATGCCAAAGACATGTTTGATACTGCTGTACGTGGTATCATTATAATGCTTGTTGTCGTATTCGATCCTCTTGCCATAATGTTACTCGTTGTTTCTGTTGGTATGTTTAAAAGAGATCGCGAAACAATGAATCCATTGGTTGATGAAGAACAGATTATGCGAATGGATGTAGAAGATGAACAACCCATTGACTGGGATCATGCACCAGAAACTGAGAAAGACCAGAAACGCCAAGGTTTAACTACTGTACTAAAACGAAGGCCTATTTAATATGAAATATTTGATCACTCTATTAGTCAGCGTGTCAGCCATGTTTGCACTGGCAAATGAAGGAGAACAACCCTTTATTATCTTTCCAGCGATTCCAGAAGCCGAATATTGTCTTGCAATGAATATCTACCACGAAGCAAGAAGCGAGAATCTGGCTGGAATGTACGCTGTGTCAGACGTTGTGATGAATCGTGTAGAAAGTTCTCGGTATCCTGACACCGTATGTGATGTGGTACACCAAGCCGTATTGAGCAAATGGCATCTTGAAGAACGAGGCAAAGAGGTCCCTGTTCGCAATAAGTGTCAATTCAGTTGGTATTGTGATGGTAAGAAAGACACACCCACCGACATGGATTCTTGGTACCAGTCTCGTCTGATTGCCAGTCAAATGTTGCAGCAGGAATTGTTTAGAGGTATTACCGAAGGGGCTACACATTATCATGCCACCTATGTGGAGCCATCTTGGAGAAAATCATTTCATTCTACTGGGCGAATTGGTTCGCATATTTTCTATAGAGCAGATTGAATAAATATCACCATATGATTATTGATTATGGAGAAGTGTTATGGTGATAGCTGGAGTGGACTACAGTTTAACTAGTCCTGCAATTTGTGTACATACCGGAGCTGAATGGAAATATGAAAACTGTAGATTCCATTTTTTCAGAAAAAAGAAACAGCTCGACGGACAAGAATTCATTGGATATGACTACCCCGAGTGGCACAGTGACCAACAACGATACGAAAATCTCTCAGCCTGGTCCCTTGACATCTGCTTCTACGGAGACGTTACGCATGCTTATATTGAGGGATACGCATTTGGCGCTGTTGGGCGTGTATTTAATATAGCCGAGAATGGTGGTTATCTAAAACAGCGATTATGGTTGTGTGGTATTCCATTTGAGGTTCCTGCCCCTACTGTAATTAAGAAATTTGCTACTGGTAAGGGCAACGCCAGTAAAGAAATGATGTATGATGCATTTATTGCTGAAACAGGGGTTGACATTCGAGCTAGACTTGATATAATGTCCCCTAAGAATTGGAACCCCATCAGTGATATCATTGATGCCTATTACATAGCAAAATTTGGATTTTTTGAGGAAAACAAACATAATGATACTGATCTTTAATGGACCACCCGGCACTGGTAAAGACGAGGCTGCAGCCTTCTTCTGCAATCAATTTAACTTCGAACACCTAAGCTTTAAAAAGCAATTGTTCAGAGAGACGATCAAGTATTTTGGTGTGAAAGAATCTTGGTTTATGGACGGCTACAATAATCGTTCTAAAAAAGAAACCAAAGAACCGGCTCTTAAGAATCATTCTCGTCGCACTGCAATGATTTATACCTCAGAATCCGTTATTAAACCAAATAAAGGCAACGACTACTTTGGTCAACAGGTTGCCGAAGAAATAGACTTGAATAAAAACTACGTAATCAGTGATGGAGGGTTCGTTGAAGAATTAGAGCCAATCATTGATAAGGTAGGTGCAGAGAATGTGGCGATCGTACAATTGACTCGCCAGGGCTGTGATTTTAGAGGTGATTCTCGTAGATATTTTGATGGTAAGTTTGCTGGTGAGTCTAGTGAAATTGTCATCAATTATGAAACCGAAATCGAAAATGATTTCGTGTTAGATATGCCTGCAAAGCTTTTGACATATCGTATACATAATAATGGTACGATACATGATTTCTTCCAATCGTTAATCAGTATTGAATATCGGTTGAGATGCATAGAAAGGCTTGCGCAGGTCCAATTTGATCATCCTATACGTGGAGAAAAAATAGCATTATGACTTATGATAAATTGAAAACAACCCTGTCGGAAAATGTATGCATTGTTGATTTCACCAAAGTAAATGGTGAGAATCGATTAATGAAGTGTACCCTAGTCGCAGACCAAATACCTGAAACCCCAGTGACATCGGATGGTGAATTCTCACCCAAGCCGGTCAATGAAGCCGTCGTGGCTGCCTGGGATTTAGAGGCTAATGGTTGGCGTTCTTTTCGGGTCGAAAATGTAAATTCGATTACAATTGTGGAGTAAAATATGAGCGTGGTTTATAAAGGTGAGGTGATCAATACCGAGCTTTCTAAAAATTCAAATGGTGGTACCGAAATGATGAGGCAACGCCTTGTCAATAATGCCAACCCCGATTTGTTGGGTAAGGTCGCTGTTCACCTTTCACGAACCCGCGAGATGTACGATGATGTTCCTAATATCTTGTGGTGTCATGATCTTGCAGAAGACCCAGAAAACCGAGTACTGGTAGATGGTGGTTGGCAGAAATTTGACCGACTCGTCTTCGTATCAGCGTGGCAACGAGACCAATATATCTTGCGTTATGGCATTCCTTATTCACGCTGTATCGTGATTCACAATGCAGTAGAGAAAGAGTATTCGCCAAAAGAAAAGGATTTGGAAACTGTAAGATTCATTTATCACACGACTCCTCACCGAGGCCTTGAGCTTCTTGTGCCTGTGTTCGAAGCACTCGCCAAAGAGTTCAGTAATATACATTTGGATGTGTATTCATCATTTGGTATTTACGGCTGGGAATCTCGTGACGAGCCTTATAAGGATCTGTTTGAGAAGATTGAGTCACACCCACAGATGACCTATCACGGTGCAGTGGATAACGCTACAGTGCTCGAGGCACTTGATAAGGCTCATGTTTTCTTATACCCCAATATTTGGAAGGAAACGTCGTGCATCGCTCTCATTGAGGCTATCAAGAGCCAGGTAATTTGCATTCACCCAAATTTTGGTGCATTGCCTGAGACCTGTGCAAACGCTACGATTACGTATGACTTCAGAGAAAATAACAATGAACATGCTAATTATGCTTTCTCAGTGGCAAAGCAATTGGTTCAGGTAATCAATGCCGATGATCAATACTTTACTAAGTTTACCTATTCAGATAGGTTCAATCTTGCTCGTAACAGTATCGGCTCATTCAAGACCATCTGGGATGCAACACTGGCAAACGTAATCGCTGAGTATGAATCGAATGTCTAATGACAACAATATAATTGAGTTTCCGAACATCAAAATCGATACTCCACCCCAGTCAATGGAAGAGGTACAAGAGCACCTTCGGATGTATAAGGAAAGTTATGCATCCGATGTTGCAGACATTCTTTGGCAGCATGTGATCAATGAACTCGGCCGGGCTGGGTGTGATTTCGAAAAGGATATGGATTCTTATTATCCATCGATGGTTTTGATATTAGAGTCAATTAGATCGTTACACTTGCAGACCAGTGGTATTGAACACCCATTGCAGACTTTCGCGATAGAACATATCACCATTGAAGAAATAGACGAAAAAATGGTTGACTTTGACGACGAAATAGATTAAAATGGTGGTTCAGATTAAATAATGGTAATTAATTATGGCAATACTTGTAGACTACAACCAGGTGATGCTGGCATCTTTATTCGCTAGTATCGGTAACCACACCAACGTCGACCTAGATGAAAATCTAATTCGGCATATGTTTCTCAACTCTCTGCGGATGAATCGAAAGAAGTTCACGGCAGAGTATGGTGAGATCATCATATGCGCAGATAACAAGAATGTCTGGCGTCGAGATTATTATCCTTATTACAAGGCAAATCGTAAAAAGAATCGAGACACTTCTGACCTTGATTGGAATGCGCTGTTTGAGTGTCTGCACAAAATCAAAGACGAACTACGAGAGTTCTTTCCCTATAAGGTGATTGACATCGAACGATGTGAGGCTGATGATATCATCGGTACAATCATTCACAAGGAAGGCACCGTGCTGAATACTGGTTCCGAAAAATACTTGGTACTATCGGGTGATAAGGATTACATTCAATTACAAGGTTATGGCAACGTTGACCAATACGATCCGGTTCGAAAACGATGGATAAGAAATGATAATCCTGATAAATACCTTAGTGAACACTTACTTAAAGGCGATGCCGGTGATGGTGTTCCAAATGTATTAAGTGCAGACAATTGTTTGGCTGTTGGTGAAAGACAAAGACCAATGACCAAAAAGAAGTTGCACGAATATTCGTCTCGCGAGAATATGCCTGAGGATGTATTGAGAAACTACGAACGTAATCGTATGATGATCGATCTCAGTCAAATTCCGCAAGAGTACAAAGATCAGATTCTTGTTGCTTATGATGAGGAAAAAGAAGTTGGTCGAGAGCATTTGTTCAATTACTTTATGAAAAAGAAATTGAAAAATCTACTTACTGATATACAGGATTTTTAAGATGGCTATAAGATTGTCGATTTCAGAGATACTTGACAAGGTCTCTGAATTCAAAAAGAAAGATGAAAAGATAGAATGGTTGCGCAAGAACGACACAGGTCCTCTGCGATCCATTCTTCGTCTTACTTACGATAAAGAGAGTGTGTCGTTTCTTTTACCAAGTACAGCACCACCTTGGAAAAAGAATGCACATGTGGGCACTGAGGGTATGCTCTATAAGGAGACCCGTCGACTCAGAATTTTTGTGAAAGGTGGTGGTTATGATAACCTAAACCAGATCAAGCGTGAAGGTTTGTTTATTAGTCTTCTGGAAGATATTGATAACAATGATGCAGACCTTTTGGCCAATCATGTGATTTCACAAAAACCCATTAAGGGATTAACGGAAAAGACTCTAGTAGAGGCCTTTCCTGATATTTACAGGAGCAAGATAGGATAACACCATGGCTAAGCGATTTAAGAATTATCGTAAAGATCCTTATGATGACGACTGGGGTTCAAAGAATGAGAGCCGATTCGAAGAAAAGCGTAAGAATCAGTCAAAGAAAAAAGATCGGCGTCGTCGTAGAGACGATAAAGTTGGTTTTAAAGAATTTAATGACAAATAAGTGTTGACAAAGCACTTTGCCCGTGTTATAATTATCGGGTTGAATTGATCTGTGAGGAAAATATGACCAGTCTAGCTGATAAGGTCATTCTAGTTGATTGTGATGGTGTTCTACTTGATTGGGAATATGCATTTGATCAGTGGATGAAGCGTCATCATTACGAAAAGAAGCATGAGGGCATATACGATATGGCTGATGCTTATGACATCGATAAATTCGAAATGAAACGACTCATTCGAATGTTCAACGAGAGTGCTACGGTTCGTAGACTCCCACCCCTACGAGATGCTATCAAATACGTCAAGAAACTACACTCTGATAAAGGTTTTGTCTTTCATGCGATAACCAGTCAGACTAACGACGAATACGCACAACATCTCAGAATCAAAAACCTATGCGAATTATTTGGGCCATCTGTCTTTGAACGGTATGTAATCCTTGATTGCGGTGCTGATAAGGACGAGGCTTTGGCCGAATATAAAGATTCTGGCTGCATATGGGTTGAAGATAAGATTGCAAATGCTGAGGTTGGTTCTGCCCTAGGTCTGCGATCCATAATAATGAAACATGAACAAAACAAGAACTATAAGAACGAAGACATCCCTATGGTAGAAAATTGGGCTGACTTGTACCACAACTTTGTATAAATAAAATCATACGTGGAGAAACAATGCCTACCTATTCTTTTAGAGATAAAGAAACACAAGAAACTTTTGATAAGCTCATGTCTTATTCTGATAAGTTAGTCTTCCTAGAAGAACACCCCCACCTCGAACCTATTATTACTTCCGCGCCGGGAATCGGTGACCCGGTCCGTCTGGGGCTTAAAAAGCCTTCAGATAGTTTTCGTGATGTGTTAAAAAACATAAAGAGCCATCATCCTGGCTCTCGTCATACTAAAAACACAATCAATGACTTCTAAGAGAAGTTTTCGAAGGAGGTTCCATGGCCAAAGCAAGTCGGCGTATGTCCCGCAAAGAAAAACGAAGGCAGGACAGAAATGTCAATGATGTTGTGAACAATAAGTTCTCAATGCGAAAGATAGAGCCAATTACAGACACACAGGAGGATATGTTTGACAGTTACGATAATGATAATAACATAGCAGCAATTGGGACTGCTGGAACAGGGAAGACAATGTGCGCAATGTACCTAGGGCTTACCGATGTTCTCACCCGATCTGAATATGAAAAACTTATTGTAATACGATCCGCAGTACAAACACGAGAACAGGGTTTCATGCCCGGTTCTAAGGCTCAAAAAGAGGCCGTGTTCACGGTACCCTATGCCGATATTACCAACGACCTATTTCAAAGAGGAGATGCTTGGGAAATACTCAAAACAAAAAACATGGTAGAATTTATGACTTCGTCGTTCGTAAGGGGACTGACATTTGATAATTCTATCATTATCGTAGACGAATGCCAATCGATGACATACCATGAACTCGACAGTATTATTACTCGTGTTGGTGAGTCGTCTAAGATTATTTTCTGCGGAGACACCTTCCAAGATGATTTGGCAGGAACAAGACACAAACACGACGTAACAGGATTGCCTGATTTTCTTAAGGTCCTTGATAAGATTGAATCATTCGATATTATCAATTTTGGTACCGACGATATCGTCCGATCAGGCTTGGTCAAAGAATATATACTAGCAAAGGAGAGTTGTAGTAGCTACCTAAGGGCAGCATAGGCGTGATAAAAAATGGCGAACACAGTTATAGATTATGAACTTACTTACACAAACGATAAGTACATTGAGAGAGATACGTTCCCACACGAACCTCACAATGAATTTCCTGCTGTGTATGGCAATGAGCCATTTGAATATGAGCTAACCTTTGAAGGCAACCTGTTACTAGCCAACACTGGTGGTGATCCAGTCGAACCATTCACATTTGATGTGACGACTGGTGAGCCACCAAACCCCAATCAAACAATCGGAATCGATGTAAGCCCAAACGCTGGTGGTGGTTATGCAACATCGACACACGATCTCGTAGCATATTGGGATGATTTCAATAATACCGATTTTGTCAATGGAGTCGCTAATACCTTCTCAGGTGTTGCCGGTCTCTATGGTACGATTACAGTCTACGATCACAAGATACGCTGGGAAAATGTCGAATGGGCAAATTGGACTCAGCCATTTGATTTGGCTTTCTTTGTTTCTCCGACAGTGAACTTTTGGACTAAATATAATGCTGGTGTTCTACCAGAACAAATTGTAGTTTATGGTGCATATGGTGTGGCCAATAATGAAATTAATGCATCATATTCCACTACTGTAGCGAACACAGTACCCTATTTCATACCACCTCAAGCTAATACTGCCAATTACTCTAGTGGCAACCCGTACAATATACCAACTGGAGCAATTTCACGAGTAGAGGTATTGAACCCATACCCACTTCAATACAATTCTTCGTCTAATACTGGACTTGAATTTTTACCCAATGATCATCCAGCCGCATTAAGAGCTGAGGCTACGGATGGTGAGTTTCCCAATCCGGCAACTGGATCTGATTACAATCGGTACTTCAATGCGACTCCAAAGTCAGATTGGATTGCTGCACCAAACACACCAACATTTACCTTCGTTCAATCCGATGGCCCACGAAGAGATCCTGATACAAATGCTCTTGTGACTGGTAAGGATTTTAACGGTTCTGCATATGTTTTCCGAGTCTTATCTGACAATGGAGCAGCGCATGATAATGGCCTAAACTATGAGTGGTATGGCTCAAGAATTGACATAACAGATGGTGGTAAGAATTATGCTATCGGTGACACTTTTGAAATGATAATGGATAACCCAGATCCAAACCTTGGTACGGATATACCGCTAAGGTGGATTGTACGAGATATCGATGCGCCGAGTGCCAATGCTGATGTGAATTCTATCACCATGGTGAGCTCTCCAACTCAGTATGTAGATATCACCGTTACACCACCGAATAGAGTCAGATTTACGAAAAATGCTACAAAAATCTGGCCTGAAGAAAAGTACATATTTCAGACATATGCAAATTCTGTATTCGAATCTTCTGCACTCACGACTGCCAATGTCACCTTTGAAGAAGCAAATGCATTCTATAGTAACACAGCCAATGGTGACACTACAATATTAAAAGAATGGGTTGCTCCCGACGACGAGAGAAACAATCGAACCTCGGTGGAAGAATACGATTATGTTTTCGAAATGAATACTGGTGATGGTGTCGATGTTCCCATTGAAACTCAACAAGTTACATTTAAACAGCGTCACTACTGGTCGACAGATCCCGGCCGTGGCATTTTTGAAAATGTCATTGACGAAACACCACAAGCAAATGGTGCATTTGAGGATCTATTCGCACCGACGATAAGTCAGGTTCAGCAAGATTATTACCTATTTGCTAATACATATAATGAGACAATACAAAATGCCGAAGACCTTTTTGGAGACAACGAATGACCCCAGCAGCAAGAATAGGTGATCAGGTCGCGACCGGAACCCCAGCCACACACGGCTGCTCTTTGGTCTCTACCATAGCCACTAACGGAATGCCTCAGGTAATGATCGCAGGTTCACCCGCAGCAATTATGGGATCTGTCACTGCACCACACGGAATTAAGGTGGGCGAAGCCTGTGTACCTCATGTCGGTACCGTAAACGCAGGATCCGCAAAGGTCTTTATTGCCGGATTTCCTGCTGCAAGAGTAGGTGATCTTGTAGAGGTAGATGGTGCAATTATTACGGGTGCTGCACAGGTATTAATGGGATGACACCACAACAAATTTCAGATTATAAAATGAGGTGGATGCGAGATTCCGCTGCCTTTGTTCAAGTACACTCTGATTGGAGTGAAGAGGCAAAGGCATGGTGCCTAGATAACCTGAATAAATGGGAATGGAAGCTCAAAGAATGGACTGATGTCTATGAGCATACATTTTATTTTGAGAACAAACTTTTCGCAAAAGAGTTTGCTAAATTTTTAGATGATTAAATACTTTGGAGAACATTGATTATGAACGTAATTACACTTAAACTAAATTCCGGTGAAGAGGTCATTGGCCGAGTCATAGGTGAAGAATCAAATGGTGATATTACAATGTGTAAGCCTGTATGTCTGACACCAGGTCAGGAAGGCTTTGGGATGATCCCGTGGATGATGTCCGCTCAAGATGGCCAGATGGAATTCAACCGAAACTCTATTATTGCACAGGGTGAGACAATCGAAGAGATTGCCAAAAAATACCTTGAGGTCACTTCTGGCATTCAGCTCTCGATTTGACAAACGATATCAGTTGTGATATAATGTACGACTAATTGAAAGGAATATATCATGTTTGATCACGTAGAGCACGGCGTTGAGTTACCCACACTTACACGCAAAACAACCGAAGAGGGTCGTAGATACTTTACACCCGATGGTTCAGCCTATCCATCCATCACCACAGTACTCAGTATTCTGAGCAAACAAGCCATCATAGAATGGCGTAAGCGTGTTGGTGAAGAAGAGGCTAATCGTATCTCTAGGCAGGCCTCTGGTCGAGGTACTGCCGTCCACAAGATCTGCGAAGATTATATCGACAATGTTGAAAATTGGAAGGGCAAACACCAGCCTTCCAATCTTTTCATGTTCAATACGCTGAAACCCGTGTTAGATAAAAAAATAAATAACATATGGTTTCAGGAAGTATATCTTTATAGTGATAAGCTGAAGACTGCCGGCCAGGTCGATTGCATTGCAGAGTTCGAAGGTGAACTCTCGGTAATCGATTTTAAGACATCGAGACGTGTAAAGAGCGAAGATAACATTCAAAACTACTTTATGCAAATCTCGTTCTATGCCGCAGCCTTCTATGAAATGACCGGGATCCCGATCAAACAAGGTGTCATCCTTATCGCTGTAGATGACTCTGAGCCTCAGGTGTTTAAATTTAACACTTACGACTACCTAGAACATTTGGTACAAGTGAGAAAAAAATATAGGGCTCTTCATGAAAAACCCCAGGTACATAATAATTGATCAAAATAGAGGCGTATTCTTAGGCACGTACACTGACGAAGATGTGGGCAAAGATTCAAACACGGAAACCACAGATAAGAGATATGCCCTCTTTGCAAGCAATAATCCGTTCTATATCACCAAGGCTTGCTCATTCGAGTCTGAAAATATGGCTCAGTCCTATATCAAAGATGTATTCGCTCCAAAACGTTGGGAAGAACTTGAAGCGTTGCCAATTGAATCTGATGAAGAATACCCAGACGTTGTCGATATCATCAAATCTGGCTATGGCGACCACATATACGATATGCTAGATGGTCTCTTTGAAGACATGGAAAACGCCACAGTCCACTAAGCTCGCGCCTTATACTGAAAAGTTATAAGGCTTCCAGCTCTTATTCCAAAATAATCTAAAAAAACTGAAAATAATCGTTGACAGCACCCCCCTCACATGGTATAATGGTCACATAAATTAATGCAATGAGACTAAAAACATGAACGATTTATTGAAATTTGAAAACACTGCTCAGGTTGGTGAAACAATCAAGGCTCTAGACTTCCAGCCTATGGAAGGTCGCGATGACAGCTTTATCGTTGGTCGTGTCATTAAGAAAGGTGACGTGGTTCACCCAGAGTTTGGTGTAGTGATGTTCAAAGGTTTCCACATTGAAATTACTGGTGCTGATCGTGAGGAAGATTCTCGGATTGGTGATGTTGGTTTCGTCCCCTTTGAAATGGATTTTGATTTTGATAACCGTGTACAGGTGGTAGCGTAATGAATTTGAAGCAATACTTTTTGTACCTCGATGCTCTGAGGGAGGGTGGTACCATCAACATGTTTGGTGCTCCACAACATCTGCACGAAACCTTTGGTCTTTCTAAAGAAGAGGCTCGAGAAATCTTTTTTGCTTGGACTCAGAATCTTAACGAAAAAAGTTGAAATTATTTTAAAAAAAGTGTTGACAAAGATGCTTTTACTTGATATAATGGTCACATAAATTAATTGAGAAGGAAATTTTGATATGGCGTTTGTTTCACAAGAAGACAAGAAAACTCTGGCTCCCGGCATCAAAGCTGTGTTGAAGAAGTACAAGATGAAGGGTACCATTTCTGTAAAGAATCATTCAACTCTTTGTGTATCTCTTAAGTCTGGTCAGCTTGATCTACTCGGAGCTGCTCAAAAATCAAATGACCGAATCGCAGAGCGTGAAGGTCGACCTTCTTACCAGATTGGTGATTACCTTCAAGTTAACCATTACTGGTGTGAAGAAAACTCTCGCATCATTGGTGAAGAAGAAATTGCCGATTTTTACTCTGAATTGATATCAGCTATGGAAGGACCTGACTTCTTCAACAACGATGATGCGATGTCTGACTACTTTCATCGGTCACATTACATTGATATCGACGCTGGTCGTTTTCAAAAGCCCTACATGTACGAGGCTGCATAATGGAAATTGAAGAACTGTACAACGAACTAATCTGCCTCTGCGAGGTACGTGGAGAGTTATCAGAAGATGGTAACGCTCAAATCGAGAAGCAAATCAGCGAGATCGAAAACTTAATTCAACAACACAAAAACTCTTAAAGGAAATATATTATGGCTCATAATCTTGAAATTGTAAATGGTGAAGCTCAAATGGCATATCGTTTGTCTTCTGGTGTGCCTTGGCACGGCATGGGTGTCCCTGTCAATGATGGCATGACTCCACGTGAAATGCAGGTTGCTGCTGGCCTAGACTGGGAGGTCGAAAAGGTTGACACTTTTATTCGCTATCGTGGCGATAACCAAAAAACTGGGTCTCAGGCTCTGGTTCGTAACACCGATGGTAAGATTCTTACTATGGTCGGTGAGGGTTGGAATCCCTGCCAGAACTCAGAGGCTTTTGAATTCTTTACCGAGTTTGTCTCTAATGGCGACATGGTAATGGATACAGCTGGATCTCTACAAGATGGTCGTCTTGTTTGGGCTGCGGCTGATGTGAACGATGGGTTCTCATTGTTCGGTGGTGACGAGGTGAAGGGTTACCTTCTATTCTCAAATCCGCACCAATATGGGAAGAGTATTGACGTTAAATTCGTAATGACTCGTGTGGTGTGTAATAATACTCTGACCATGGCTTTAACTGAGAAGGGCATGCCTGCAGTCCGACTCTCCCACCGTACCGAGTTCGACGCTGAGAAGGTCAAGACGCTCCTCGGTATTTCACACACTCGTGTGGAACAATTCAAACAGGCAGCTGAACTGTTGGGTTCAAAGCGTTACACTAATGATTCTTTCCAACAGTTTCTTGCAAAAGTGTTCGGTGAGTCTACAAAGCGTGACAAGGTACTCAGTCGTACTGCTGAACGTGCTTTTGAAATTGTTGATACCCAGCCAGGTGCTGAATTCCGACCTGGTAGCTGGTGGAATGCATATAATGCAGTCACCTACTTGACTGACCATGAACTGGGTCGGTCGGCTGATGCTCGAACTGCATCGGCTTGGTTCGGAGCCAATGCAAAGCGTAAATTGACTGCTTTGGAAACGGCTGTGGAAATGGCGGAGGTGGCGTAAGCCACCTTTCACCTTCTTTGATTAAGGAGAAATTATGGAAATGTTAAAAAATATGGCAGTCGGTCTTGCCACGATGGGATTGATTATTGGTGGTACTCAATTGTTCCTTATGATCGGTACCGCAATCGTGGGTGACAAGGAGATTGCAGCTACTGCACTTCTCGCAACCTCTTTGATATTCATGTGTTACATCTTCGGCGGGCTCACCCGGTCAGTTTTCTTTAACAAGAAAAGTTAAAGCCCACCCAGGCATTCTACTCTTTATGGGGGCTCCGGCCCCCTTTTTAGCGATAGCTCGCGATAGCTCGTGTGAGATGTGTCGAAAAAATGACACTTTCATCTCACTTAGCGATGTTAACGATGGTTTGGTATCTGTGAGAGGCCAGCTGGTTATAAATAAAAATTTGGTGAACATTGAAAAGGTATAAATTTAGAATGAAATTATCTCAAGTGATATTCGTTATTTTAAGTCTTGGTTTTGTTTCCAGCGCTTATTCACAAGATGCGGATCCAGCAACCCCAGACCCAATTGATGATGTTATAAGGTCCGAGGCGACAACGACTAGTACAGTGACCACAAACGGCAACACAACCACTACTCTTAAGTCACCTCCAGCAAGTGCAATATCCCCGACTATTAATACGTCGAACTCGGATCTGTGTACATTTGGTGTTGCGGGAGCAATTCAAACTCAGATTCTAGGTATTTCTACGGGAACCCAGATAACTGATGATAATTGTGAAAGACTAAAGAATTCGAAAACTCTATATGATATGGGCATGAAGGTTGCAGCAGTATCCTTAATGTGTCAAGATAAACGGGTTTTTGACGCGATGATGAATGCAGGAACTCCCTGTCCATATGATGGTTTAATCGGTCAAGAGGCGAAAGCAGCTTGGAAGGTAAATGCAGAAGACACCCCACTTGAAGAAGGTGAAAAGGGTGAGAAAGAGGAAATGGACATTGAAAGGAAAACACTTATTGCCGGCAGTGGTGTTGCTGGTCTGCTTCTCCTGCTTATTCTACTCTAAAGAGTCTAGCGCACAATCAGACACGAGCACAGTTTACGGAATCACACCAAACGCAGTGAATCCTGCAATGGAGTGGGTAATGAAAAACGTCCTACCCCAACAAGCCGGCCTCACAGTTGGTACTGTAATTTATCAGTATGATACTGTAAAACAAACTGAAGACGAAATGATTGTACATGTGCAGAATGAAGACGCACAGGGCGAAGGTTATATTTTCAGAGAGACCGACGATTGGTCTGGCCTTCCTAGTAATACAATAAGAAAGATCGTGCCTGTGGGTGCGATACCAATTGATCGATGGGGTGATGGTTCAATTCAAGTTGAAGGCTTTGGCCTTGTAGAAGACGCATCGGTAGTCTACACATTTCAATACGACCCATGTTTTGATCCGCAAACAAACCCAGAATGCCCAGGTTATAAACCTCCATATGTTGAGGTAGCAGAACCCGATCCTTACGATCCTATGAATGATCAATATGTCCAAGACGAATTAGATCGAAAAGCAGTAATGAAGGACGAAGACCAAGAAGATTCGGACCGAAAAAAGGTAGAAACAAAAAAAGAAATTAAAGAGAATTTAGAGAAATTGCTGGGAACCACTAACACTACAGAATTGGCACAAGGATCTAATCTGTTGCATGCGACTTTGACAAGTCTTCGTTACATGCCAACCACATATTACGATACCATTCCAGGTGGTGAGTATGTAGAAACCACCCAATTAAAGGATTCAGATTTGCCGGATAATCCGTCTGGCAGACGACAAAGCTTTGCGCAAGACTTACTTCATGATAAAATAGTTGACTTACAATATGATAAGACAACAGATAAAAAATAAAAAGGAGAACACATGTTCAAAAAACTCGGAATAGCATTGGCAGTCGCCGGGCTGTCAGCTTCTGTTTTGGCAGAAGATGTACAAATCACGGGTACAGTAGAATCAAAATGTTTGGTAGTAACTGATACTGTAGGTATCTATGGTAACCCTACTCCAAACCTACTGTCAACAGATGGTAGCAATGGTGGTGTTAAGCCAATCATTCGTTACGATGTAATTATTGCAGATTACTACAAGGCACGAATTTCTCATCCCAATGGATTTTCAGAAAGCCCATCTTTAAATGATGTCGTGACTTGGACTGGTAGCACATCGGTAGCAGAAGTATCTGATGCTGGAATGTCTGCTTACGATACTGATAAGATTGAGTTTGACAACATCACAGAAGTTGATTTGTCAATTGCTGGATCAACTTGGTTCGGGATAGACTCTGAAGCTGATTATGGTTATGATAAGGCATTTCCTGCTGGAACATACCGTACAGTCGTTACTGCGGAGTGTATCGCAATTTGATATAAATAAAATATGAGACACATCGTTGTAATTATTACTCTGTTGGTCTTATCGGCTCATGGGCATGTAAGTGCTCATGAGTTCACACCAACATATCCTAAACTAAGACCTTCATTTATGCCTGGCATATTGCAGACAGAAATGAAATTATTCAATGCCAGAAATGATGTTGAATATTTTGGCCTAAGTGTTTTTGATGGAGAATGGAATGCTATTCCATTTGCCACTGAAACGAATATTATTAGGTTAAAGTATCTGGATAGAAAAAAGGTGAACATTTATATTCGTGAGAAGGATCGCAACAACGCGGTTTATATTTGTTCTGAATCGAAATTGTTAGGTCGAGGTACCGGCCTCACAATGGTGAAATCTAAAATATGTTCTAAGATAAAATGACAAGTACAAAATTTATATTATTCATTACAGTATATTTCGTTATAGGTTTTTGGGCAGGGGCTGCCTATGGGCAATCAAGCTCAATCAATATGGCCATACCTCAGACCTCACCCAACTTCCAAACTGATCGCATTAGAGCTGGTGATTTAGAATGCTCGATGGCAATTGGTTCTTCTACTAATGTAGAGTTTGGCGTTGTGGGAATTATGAATCAGGATGATCCTATGTACAATTTGGCTTCACAGGATCCTAATTTTCGCTATGACAACAGTGACTTTATTCGTGATGTGGGTGTATATGGTAGAATTACGATTCCACTAGGAGCACCCAAGGAACGGCTCAATTGTAATAAGCTATACCAATTAGAGTTGGAAAAGAAGAGGTTGGAAGTAATGAGGCTTCAGGCAGAAATTCAAAATTTGAGAGCTCTGAAGTTCGAAGATACTATAACACCGGTGGAGATCAAACCGGTAAACTGATAAGGAACTAAATCATGGTTGAGATTGCAGCCGCGTTAAGCATGGCTGGGTCTGCATACAACATGATAAAGAATGGGATTGAGAAAGGGCAGGAAGTACAAGACCTGTACCAAGGATTTACAAGATTTTTTGACGCGAAAGAAGAACTTGCAGAAGCAGCAATTGCGAATAGCAAACCGTCAATGGCCAAGAAGCTATTTTCGGGCAGTAGTGTCGAGGCTGAAGCCTTACAGGTAACAGCAGCAAGGCACAAAATAGCACAAATAGAAAAAGAATTACGCGACTTTTTGATCTATTCAGGTCAAATGCATTTTTACGAAGATATGATGCGAGAACGTAGAAAGATACGGCAGCGTCGTCTTGCAGTAGCACAAAAGAAAGCGGAAAGCATTAGATTCTGGACTGACGTTGGTTTAGCCACACTAGCAACTGTAATGCTTGCTGTAGTGGTTGGAGCAGTTTTAATCGGCGTAAGTATGTTATGATGTACCGATATAACAATTATCAACGATTTTTAAAGCTTAAGTATGGGTGGACTATTCAATCCGGCCAAATTATAGACATTTACGCATAAAAATAGAAGGCTAGTAAAATGGCGAGAAAACAAAAAGATTTGGGCGAAATGACAGAAAACCTTGAAGAGGGTGTCGAGAATCTAAAGAACAAGAAATTTACTTTGCTCGGAATCGGTATGACTCCGACAACAATAGGTGTAGCGTTTGGTTTACTAACCTCAGTTTTGGCAACACTCTATGGTGGCTTTGAAACGTACAAGGCATTCCAAGAAATGAGTGAGAAGCTGGAGGTGATGGACATCGAAGCTGTAGAAGCCCGAAATCTTGCTATCGAAACAAAACTTGCAGACGCTATCGACTATACGCGAGATATCAAAAACAGTCTGCGAGATGATATTATAAGAACTGAAAGAGTAGCTGAGTCTGCAAGCAATAGAGTGAAGGCTGTACAAGATACCATTGATGAAAGATTGCGAGAAGTGTCAGACCTCAGTAGAGAATCGGAAAAGGATGTCCGTAATACAATGCGTGAAGTAGAGGATCGTATTGATGATAAAATGGAGAAGCTAGATGAAGACCTTAGAGATACTCTGCAAAAATACATGGACAATCCACTCGGCGGTAACTAGTGCTCTAGTCATCGTCTGTTTGCTTTTCTCTCAGCAAACACTGGCAGATTTTAGACACTTTGGCGACTGGACCACCAAAGAAAAAAGTCTCTTTACAGCATATAACGTGGTGTCTTATGTGGACTACCAACAGACAATTGCCGCCCTCAAGCACCCGTGTGGGTGCTACAGAGAAGCAAACCCCATATTCGGAAAATATCCGCATCGAGACAAATTAATCTTAACACAGGCTTCAGTCGCGGGTCTGCTCTATTACTCAATAGGGAAGAAACAGCAGGACCGCATGAATAATATCATGTTGGCCGGTATCGCAGTAAGAGCATATATTGTGTATCACAATCATGAAGTAGGTCTGTCTTGGAAGGTAGCCTTCTAGCTAGCCCCCCTTATAACTTTTAGTTCTATCGTTATTCCAAAATATTCTAAAAAAACTGCACTTTTTTGAAAAAAAGTGTTGACTCTTCCAGCATAGCCCTTTATAATGGTCTCATAAAATATGAAATCAAAAGGAAAAATCTAGCTATGACACCATTTAACAAAGATGAATTTACCTGGGACGGAATGTACTTGATGTACCGTGGTCGGCATACCGAGTCGGTTAACATGGAAGTTGCCCATCCTAACTGCCACCCATCTTGGATTGGTAAGCCAAAACCTGCATTTATTGCTCGATTCAAATATGGCTCAAAGCCGTGGAAATCTTGGGTCAACTGTATCGCTGATAACTATACGGTTGAGGAATACCTCGCTGAGACTCGCGAGACCTCACCACTTGAGGCTGTTCAAAAGGTGGGCTATGCCGGCCGTGGTCGGTACCGAAAAACTAGAACTCGGAGGGCTGCTTAATGGATAAAAAGCTCGCCCTTCAATGTGTGGGATTTGTACTACTCCCAGTTGTGATTTGTATTTTTGCTGTTGTTTTATCTACTTGGATATCGGTGTGATTAATATGATTGAAGCTATTTCTAACTGTATTTCGATTCGTAAGAATCCTGTACTTGTCGAATTTCGTAACTATGTTTTGTCTTTCTATGCCTACGATGGTCTCTACCCCATCGAAAGCAATTCGGTTAACCGGACTGAACAGGCAATTCAAGAATACATCAAGCGATGTGGTGATCCCTCGCTACATCAGACTTGGGGTGGTGGTGATTCACTCGACCGAGAACGCGTTGGGTTTATCATTGAAGACATTTTAAACGATCATTTAGTTTAAGGATATTATTATGGGTTTAATTGCTAGTGTATTTCGCTCCGACATGACTGATTGTTCTAATAAGGGCATGTCTTACAAATTCGACCGCGTCTGTGTGGTCAATGCCGAAGGTCCCTTTGAGCCGAGGCAAGATGATCTCCCAGCTGTTGTTTTGGTACCAGGCAATCTACGAGGTACTGTTAAGGCTGTACCTTTGGATCTGCACGAAGCCAAGAGGTGGACAATGATGGGCGGGACTTTCCTGAGTACATCTGACAGTCGTTTCTCTGAGAAAATCAAGGAGATCGCAGGACCTGAGGGTGGCGAATTTCCACAAGGTGTCGTGCCTTTCCATGACCGATGTGAGTCATAATATGAAAGACAAAACATTTTACTCAACGCCGACTCCGAATAAGCACCAATTCCCAGAGCTTTTGCCTGAGTTTGAAAAACTTATGAAGATGTCAAAGCGAGATCTCATCATAGAGATTTGGAAACTTGAAACGCACAATGAAAGTCTTGAACGCAATCTTGCGCGATTGGAAGCAGTCGTTCACTACTTAAAGCCTTCGAAATAAATCGTTTGGTTATAACCTTATAACAAAATGATCTAAGAAAATCGTTGACAAAGATGCTTTTACTTGATATAATGTTCTTGAAAATTAATTAGGAAGTTTGATTTATGGAAAATACTTACTGGAACCAGGCTGGAAAATTTCAGGCCCAGTTTTTTGAATTAAGTGAAAAGATGACCCCAAGTGGGGCTCAGGAAACTCTCGGTATGGAGATGATTCGTGCAGCTTGTAAGCTCTCGTACGATTTCTACAATAACGGAATGGGCAACAATACTTCTGGTGCCGTAAATTTTCTGAATGAAAAATCCGTGCTGGACGATGAGACCTACGATAATATCTATGAGTACAGTCGTGGGCGGGTCTACGAGGGTCGCTTTAGGGGTGACAGCCTGCAGGTATCCATTGAAAAAATGATAGATATGGTCTGCTCGATGATCATAAACAACCCACAGCTTCTGACCATAGAGAACACGGAAGATATGTTCGACTATGAGGACGAGGAGCAAAACTTCTGCACCGAGTGTGGTTGTGTGACTGAAAACGGCTGGACCTGCGAAGACTGTGAAGAAATGTGGGAAGAGGAAGAGGACTACGCATAATGGCTCCCAAGCAGGACGAACATGGTCAGTGGTGGTATGAGAACGAGAGGGTTTATCTCATCGCTCACCCAGAATGGAAGGAACAGTTCCTTAAAAGACATGAGGTGAAACCAAATGAGTAGCTTTGCAAAGCTGAAGGCTCGACTTCGTGAGGAAGGCTGGTATCTCGGCTGGAATCATTACTGCTGTCAGTCCTGCGCATGGATGGATGTACCCGATTACCATGATGCCGTGCACAACGAGAATGGTTATCTCGTCCATCCCGAGACAGGCAAAGAGCTAGATTACTCAGATCGTGACGATGTCTACGAAGAAATTGATCTCAGCAAGGTGTTATTCAACCACAGCCAGGATTGTGAGGTCTATTTCGAAAACGAATGCGATGCCTGCGATGGTGAGGGATACGACGAGGACGATGAGGATTGTCCGGTATGTAATGGAACCGGTATGATGCCAGACGAAGATTTTGTTCTCGCTGACCACGATACCAGCCAGACTGGATTTATCTGCCACACTCCAGAGCAGCAGAAAGAATCTCTATTCTGTTTCGATGGTCAAAAGAAAGGGGTTAAAAACCTCAAGGCAATATTACCCATCATCAAGGAATGCGGATGTGACTACCACTGGGACGAGACTGGAGGATCGAGAATTTCGATTAGCTGGGACTGATGCATATAACTTTTGGTTCTATCGTTATAACAAAATATTCTAAAAAAATCGCAGAAAAGTGTTTACAAATACAATTTGCTTTGATATAATATCTTTGTCAAATGGAGATAGGAAAGAAAAACGTGAATTTCGAAATCGGTGAAAAAGTTTGGGTCAAGTGTGTCGGTACTGACTGCTGGGTGACTGGAGAAGTCACTGGCCTGACTGCAAAACGTATCCGTGTTTGGAACGAAGTTCGGAGCCTTGAAGGGCTCTACGCTCCACAAAATGTAATGAAACCTGAGGTGAAAGCATGAAATTAGTAATTCAAACTCAATTCCGCGAGAACTATGGTGCCCACGATTGGGACGGCAAGGGTGCATGCCCTCAGTACTGGAAGTCTAAGGGTGGCTCGACCTTCATCGTCGAGGTGAACCTGCAAGAGGCCCAAGACCCAGGCTTCTATGCTGAGGTGGGTCGTTGCATTGCCCATCGCTCTGACTACTCTGAGGAGTACATCATTGGCGAGACTCTCGTCGACGACGTCGACTTCAAAGAGTCGGACCACGTTGAAGAGTGGGACTCACCCACCTACTGCATCAAGTTGTCAGATCGTACCGAGCTCCTTTGCAAGAAGGTTGCACGTAAGTACGACATGGATGCGACACCTTACGGTGAGCGTTCTTGGTCTCAGACCCCAGAGGGTTGCTCTGACATGCGTCTTATCACCTTTGAACAGATGGACGAGATTATTGCTTATTCAAACGAAGAGGTGGCGTAACAATGGATTATAAATTGATTGGTCAAGGTAGCAGTAACATGACTTCTTTACAGGGTCGCATTTCGGCTACATATGAAGAAATGGTGGCTGCATTTGGTGAGCCGCACTATTCCGAGCCAAGTGGCGACGGTAAGGTCAACACCGAGTGGGAACTCGAGTTCTTTGATCTGGGCTTCAATCGTCACATTATGGCGACGATCTACGACTGGAAAGATTACGATGGTGGTCTTCGGTCACGAAATGGTCAGTCTTACGATTGGCACATTGGTGGTCATAACCAAGGGGCATGGGCTGCAGTTGATGAGGTATTGAAAGAGACGATAGCCAATCGCGAATTTGAAGAGGAATATGCATGAAAACTTTGAAAGAGTTGTTAATTCCTGTACTGTGTCTTTGTTTAGTGTTTGCTGGTGTTACTGCTGGGGTGATTCAAAACAGCTCAATGCCCGATGTACACATTTCGAATACGACAGGTGAGTGTGTTCGAGTGATTAATTATGATGCTCGGTTTGATTACACATGCCAAAATTACCCCAGTAAATACAACCATATCTGGGTTCAATAAGACGTAATGGAGAATAACAAATGCGAATAAGACCTACATTTGCCAACATTGACTGGAAAAGAACACTCAAAATGGCACTGGTAATTATTCCTGTTTTAGCTTGGGATCTATTCTACTATCTACTGTGTAGATTTAAGGATCTCTGTGATAAGATCGACGAGGTTGGGGGAAACTTCTTCGAGAATTACGTAAGGAGATAAATGTGAAAACTAAAAGTGAGATTCTGGTTGCTGTTGCAAACCTGAGAGAAAAATCTACCAAGGTTCGTGATCGGTTGGAATATGCTGAAGGTCAGGCATATTATGATGAACTCGACTCTCTTGCTGAGATTAATACTCACATTAAGAATCTACTTAACGAACTAAAAGGAGCCCCCGATGACCATTGATGTATTAAGAGAAGTAACGCAATGGGATGAACCTTCGTTGACTGCCAATAATGGCATATACTGGGTAAATCGTGCGGGTCACCTAGTGGCTTTCCAATCACCAAACTCGGATAATCGTACGGTCTTTAAAAATCCTTTAAAGGGGTTTTCAAAGTCTCGCAGGAAATTCGAAAAGATTGGATCTCTCGACGAGTCTCTCCCGGCTGATACGATTACAGTTCAAGGATCAAATGGTGAGACTTACACAATCACTGATGGTGTCTGTAGCTGCCCCGGCTTTAAATTTCGTGGCAAGTGTAAACACACCGCTCAACTTGAGGCATAAACTATGAACCCTTTTAAGGCAATCGGCTTTTGGATCTATGATCTATACAACTTCTTTTTCAGTTTGAAAATAAATCCTTTGAGACACATTCCCAATGCATTTACTCAATTCATTTTGATGTTCTATCTCTCGGTAATGTGGTCAGCAGTATTTACATTCTGGGCAGGATACACCATCTACTATGGCATTTATAGTGTTGGTGGACATCTTTTGGTGGTGGGAGCATTTTTTATTACTGCGATGATATTTCAAGATGCAGAAAAGAATGGTCACCTATGGGCAATGAGACCCCCGACCACAAACAAAAAGGTGAATAAGGTTCAGTGGGACTTGGAAAAGGAAGGGTAAGATTATGACGCGGGACAAGATTGATAAAATCTTGGGGGACGATGATGCTAAGAAAATCAAAGAGCGAAAGAATCGCACACAGCATCCACATTTAATCGAGTCAAGAAAGCATTGGGATTGGGAACAATCTTATTACGACATGTATGGTCGTGCTGAATCAAAGGAGGAAAAGAAATGAATTTTGGAATTCTAGGCATTCTTGCAGTTTTTCTGTGTCCTATGATATTCGGTGGACTCACCATGTATTATTGTCACAAGGAAATACATCGCGAGACAATAGATCGTTGGAAAAGGCAAGGTGTCGACGTTGACGAGTGAACAAGAAATCAAGTCTGATGTCAAAGACCAGTACAACGACAGCGTGATGAGTAAGGCTGGGAAACTGGCCATGCAACTGAATGCTGAGAAAGGTCGTCTCAGAAAAGAAATGGAAGAGCTTCAGATGCAGGTTGAGG